AGTATTTTTTAGATATTCTTTATAAGCAACTTCATCAGATCTATGTAGGGCAGCAACCTCACGATATTGTGCATCAGACTTAGATTTCTTAACTGAGAAATGCATGTGTTCTACTATGATATCGGGATAGTATTTTAGTACACCGAGAGAGCTGCCCAGGTCCTTCCAAAAATTATCAGCATACATATGCTGAATGCATGGAGGTGCCATAAAGCCAAGCGCAGAGGTGATAGCAGTACTTATGAAGACCGCAGTCGGTAGAGCCGCACCCTGCAGTAGATCATTACCGTACATTATGGTTAAACCAGCTGTCTTTTCGGCATCCTCTAGAAAGCGCTCTTCCCATGCAGCTGTCACAAATCTATGATCATCGCCTATGAAATACAAATACTTGTACTCTTCTTGAAGCTGCTGCGCCATCCTATTTAGCTTTGGCACAAGGCGCAACCTCTCATTTATAAGAGTTTTCGCACCAGCAGGCACTACATAAAGATGATGATCATCTGTGTCCATGCCATAATAGAAGTCGGAGTGACCAGAGGTTGTTGCCTGCCAGCTGGCAAAAGCTAGTTGGGCAGCCGTATTACGGATGCCGCCAGCGGAACGAGTTGGCATTATGATTGCGATTTTTTTCATCATCTGTTTGTTTTAAAATTATAATGCAGATCGTGTGTTTATCCAAATACCTCTAGAATATGCGCCTCAAGTCTGAGGAGATCTGGATCGCTTTTTGACTACAACATGTCTCCAGGTCAGCCTTCATTAATGCAGCATACATACTGGATGATGCAGCCGTACGACTGAGCACCGGCATGGTTGAAGTGCAGGTGCGTCTTATTCATCGCTTCACCTTGCACGAAACGCGTCCTTTTTTCAGATGCCAGCCCTCTAGATACAGTCTTAGTATTCTTTCTGGATAAAAGCAATGCAGACGATGGCTAGCGCCATTTTTCCAAATTGGAACAACTACGTGCCCATCCCTAAGACCGTGAGATGCGGTTGGATCCATAATATTAACATTATTTTCTGCGCACATGCGGGCATATACTGTCTCGAGATTATCCCACAGACTGCAGTAATGTGCCATCGCTTCGCGGCCACCATATGCATATGTATCGCACACATCTGTCGCATGACACCCTTCGTGCGGCCCTCTCTCGCATGCAAAGCATACAGGGTGGTTGTGATTATTCTCTGGTGGGCTTGAAACCCAAAGATCCTTTGTGCTCAAATTTGCCAGATCAGGAAAAAAATCTAAAACCTCCATGTCCGAGCGTAGCTTTATAACAAGATCATATCTGAAGCCGTTTTTTATTTCGTGCTGCTCCATTAGCTTAAAAGCAGAAGATATGCCGTACAACTGACTCTCGATAAGAACCGGCTTAGCGCTAAGCATTTTCGAATTAGGACCACTGCCTGATCCAAATACATATGGACGACTGTTGCGCGTTTTCGCACATGCGATAAATGCAGCATTGCCCTCTACTCTAACGTCAACCGTCTCCGGAAGCAGTCTATATATCTCAGAGATATCGACTTTTAGAGTGTCATCAGGAATAGGACCATATATAGGATCATGCCTCTGGATGCCTAGCGTATCCCACGTATGAACAAAAACGTCTGCGGATGCCGGGGTAATTAATTGCGAACGCAAAACAGGATAGGTTTGCTTAAATGTTCTTAGGTGACCAGTAAGAAGAACAGCAATTCGCAATCCATGGAAGCCGCTAAATGTAGATCGAGAATCAAATGGCGCACTCTTGTGTGCCCATGTACGGCGCACGACCTCGTCACAGTAAGCAAATCTGTCATTGACGGCGGATCGCGACATGGATGCAAGCGAACCGACATGGGCATTGAGTTCGCCTGCACTGGGACTGCGACCACAGAAATCCTTGAATTGTCGTATTATAAATTCTTCATCACCTAGGCCTTGATACAAGCCATCACTAATGGTGCTTGCTTGCTCGGCAGAAGAACTATCTACATGGCTGACTGCTATCGGTGACTCTTGGGGCGGGCTATCTAATACAGTTGTCTGACTAGAAGAAATGGCGCTATTTTTAATGGCGGAGGCTTTGCGCATCCTTTCCTTGGCCATTTCTATCCTGGCCTGTCGCGCGGCATTTAGCCTATTCCTCTTGAACTCGGCATAACGTTGCTCTGCTGTCTTGCTCATACCTCCCCCCTAGCGCCAAACACAAAACATTCGACCCATTCAGGAGTGTATGCAAAAGGATGAATAGAGCGCAAAAGACCAAGGCGCACAGCATTTGCCGAGAACGAACTACCCCTAAGTGCAGATACCACCACCACATGCGGCACAAAAGTGTCAAAAGTTTGACGCCTTATTAAGCGTAGCTTTCCTGATGACCAGAATACACAAGCAGTTTCCATGTTTCCAGTGGACCATTCTGCTTCGTACAGCTCTCTGTTGAGCAAGCTCACTGCGACCTCGTGCGCGGACATACTCTGGCAATCTGATGGAAACCCACCGCAGGAAGAAAAAAATCTTGCAAGGCTGACAGGCTCTAGCAAATGCAGTTGATCTTCAAGCTTCATGCCGACTAGTCCAGATCAGCCGTCGCCAAATTCTTTTTTAATGTACTCACACACATGCAAATAGCCTGGGTCCGACCGATTGTGATACTTGTCATAGTATCGGTCGTAATCCTGCTGCATTGTTACGCCATACACTTTTCTCATAGCAGGATCTTTTCTAGCGGCACTGGCATTAAAATGATCAACTCCGCGGCCCTGCTCTATATCAGAATGAATTATGTGCATCGTCTGGCCACTCCTATGCAGCCGCTGTTGCAGGTCGAGATCCATGCAGGAATTGCTGTATGCTTCGTCCCACCCGCCTATGCTTCTTACGGCCTTCGGCACGACCAACATGAGAAGGTCCACAATCAAGCAGTGCGCTACTAGTCCAGCGGGACCTGGCTCATGTGCAAGGATATTCTCTATAGCGCTACGATCTGTCAGAACAGAATCAAAGTGAGCGAAGAAGTATGGCTCATCATTTATCTTCAGGATTTCATTTAAGCATTCTGTGAATCTGCGCGGTCTGTATGAATAGTGCACTCTGACGTCTATCAGATCGCCAGCGACTCGATCATATGACTCCATCGCTGTGTCAAGCATGTCGCGTCTGGATCCAACAAAATTGAAGTAAAGCGGTACCTTTTTCATATTCCTTTTCCCGATAGTATTGGCAGATGCAGAAGGCACAATGCTGTCATCTTTGGCAACAGATGCTCTTCTGGCTCTAGATGCAGCTAATTCTAGCTTTGCTTGACGCGCGGCGTTTAGCTTATTTCGTTTAAGCTCGGCATACTGTTGCGCTGCCGTCTTACTCATACTTCACCCCCGCGCCCAACGAAAACACAAAACAGTCCACCCACTCTGGAGTATATTGAATTGGATGAATAGAACTGTGGAACCCGGCTCTCCTCAGTGTGATAGAGAAATTGCTGCCACGCAAAGAAGATAGAATAACGGTGCTTGCACACGGCTCCTCTAGAATATTTGTAGTAGCAATTAGATTCTTAGATGACCAAAACAAGCATACGGACTTGCCACCAGTAATAATCTCAGCCTCCGTGACCTGGCGACCCATCATGAACATTGAGAGGTCGTAGACAGAGAAACACGGTAGCTCCTCGGGAAACCCGCGGGCGAGCAAGTAGCGTGATAATTCTAACTCATTCATGATATGAAGACTTTGTTCTAATTTCATACAGGTACCAATCTCTTTACCTAAGCTGTACGCTCAGTGGCTATTTGGCAGTATCCGCACCTAGCTGACTGCCGTTGATTATCTGCTCTTACTTCTCTGGCGCCCTGGGCGGCGCTGCTTTTGCTGATTTTATATGAAAGAGAAACACAAAAAGCCGCCGGTCTCTCAGGCAGCTGCGGATTTAAGCTGTAGCAGTTCTAAGGAGGGCCGGTTGCCACGGGACGTGAATCGCGCTCAGTGACCAGGGCCAGTTCTACACAAGACGTCACTTCTGACTTGGGCGCGGGTGCCTTTTCTGTCCGGACCTCTTTTGGCAAGCCTTTGCTCTCCAGTCGTGACTGGATTCCTAGCTTCTCCAGAAGGCGCGCACATCGTGCCGCACAGCGCGCATGAAACTTTCGCCCTACGCTCGCGCTACGCGACCACACTGATACACCGTCATGGCTGTGCAGGGTGATGCAGACGTCTGAGCGCTTAAATCTGCGTGCAACTGTATAGATTTCTTTTACCAGGGTGGTTTCGATTGCCTGGCAGCGGAGCGCCAATTCGCTGGGGCTAATGGCATGTGTTTCGCAGTATGCCTTTATACCACTGGCAATCTTTTGCAGGATCGGATCGCGTGACCAAAGGTTCCCCAGGAATGTAGCCTCTCCGCGCGAGAAGCCCATTTTAAGCAAGTCGCCAGTAAAGCCGCGCCGCGCTGCTGGCGCTGTCATCCCGAATTGCAGGCTATATAGGCTCACCTTTAGCGCCTTCTTTAGGGCAGTCCGATCAACCTTGGAGGTATCGAAAAACAGTGTTTTGCTATTTCCGCTGTTCATGCTGCCGTCGAACAGGTCTTTTATTCCGGCCTCATCTAGCATCGCCTCGCGACCCAGGGCTTCTCCTGCGGCATTGATCGCAGTCTCCCAGGTATCCATGATCTGGGTCCAAATAGAAGTATCCAGGTTGATGCCGAGATCGGCTTGGCTATTGAGGATTGCAAGATGCATGTTTGAGAAGTCCATCTCAAACCATTCTGGAAACAACGCACTGCGCAACCAGGATGGCATAAACTGCATGCTGGCGCCAGTCGCAAATACTCGCTGCGAGTCGTGCTCTTGAATATAGTTTGAGCGAAAGTCGCTCGCCATGCCGACGATCACGGTCTCTTTTAGAATTTCGCGATAACCAGCATGTGAGCAGCGCTCATCAATAAGCTGCAGTATTTGCTGCCTAGAGGCGGTAGACTGCCAGCGGCCTACTGGTACGCTGGTCATGTAGCGCGACACATGATTGTTGTTGTTTCCTGCTTCTTCGGCAGCCAGATAGAATTGGTCGCCGCGGCCGGCAGTATAAACTCTGCCGACATCTGCGTCGGCAGAATGTGGTATCAACACTACGTGAGTGGCGCTTGGCGCAGCATAGACGGCAATGCTGCAGTGATTCTGCATGCCTAGTTTATTTACGGCATCTTTTAGGATACGTGATGCGCTGCTGCCACCGCCACGTCGCGCAACAAACTGACGAGCGCGCTCGCGCTCTGCAAAGTAAGAGTGGTTCTTTTTCTGAGCAAAACCTAGCTGCTTCGCTTTATATAGAAAAACATCGCCAGCTGGGATCTTGACTGCTGCACCAGTCTCGGCGGCACGTCCGGCGGCCATGACAAGACGCGTAGCCAGCTCTACGCCAACGCCCTCTGCTCGCGCCCAGAACCCAGGAAATGTCGCCTCGACTAGAACGCGAAATTCGGCACGGTGCGGCACCATGCGCGGCCAGTTCTGCAGCGAGATATTTGCGCTTGCAACAAGTTTATCAAAGGCATCGCCGGAAAAAGTCACTTGACCTTTTCTCCCGAGATGCTTGTTACTTGTCTTAGGGCTTGCCAGTACCGGCAGCCATTGCGCGCTCATATCTATCCTATCATTTTTTCTTACTTTGTCGAAGTTTTGCGCGGTTTATATGTGAGCTGATATGTATTTGCTGCGATGACAGGGCGCTGGGCCGAACGTCTTTAGTGCTTTTGTGTGCTCTTCTGTTAAGTATCCGCTGTGATTAATGAATCCATATGCTGGATGTTTTTCGTGTAGGTCCTTACATTCTAAATCTTTAGCATGTTTCGCAAGAATAGACGCCGCAGCTATGCTGATACTTATCGCGTCACCTTTTACTTGGCAAGTGTTGTGGTGCTTGTTATTCTTCAAGCAGACATTCCCATCAAAGCATGTGACTAGCGGGGGCAGAGATGCCAGGCCTGTGTCAGCGGCTTCGAAGCGAAGCCAATATGGATTGCCTGAGTTGATCTGGTCGACTGTTATCTCCCATAAGAACCACTGACAGCTGTCTTTAATCAGCTTGACCAGCTCTTCTCGCTGTGCCGCTGTAGTCTTTTTGCTGTCTTTTATGCCCGACATCGACGGCAGAATGGGACTATTCTTGGGCCAGATTGTTGCGGCCACCCACATGCTGCCTGCAGCACAGCCATAGCCTGCCTCATCGCAAGCAGCAAAAAAGAGATCCTCGGACCACGCCGAGGACTCAAGAGCGAATGTTGGCGAATTTTTGATCATGCTAACGCGAGACGCTTAGAAAAAAAGCCCAGACGCAGAGCCGAGAGCATTGCCTCAGTACAACCCCGTGATTTTCAAGATCCTGCCTGATAATGATAACTGGGGCAATTTCTTTTGCATGGACTCGAAGTCTGATTGTCGCAATAGTTCTACAACGTTTTCGTGCCACTCCGGGATAATTATGCAAAACTCTGATACATCCAGCCCGGTAGCATCGCTATACGCCTTGACGCAGTCAGCAGTAATCACGGGTATGCACCCGCATGCCACGGACTGATAGAAGCCTCGCCTTGTCACTCGGTCTCCGTGAGGTTGCAAAGAAAATTTATGCTGGGAGTAGGCCTGCACAATCCTGGTGTTTTGGGTATTTGTAGAGTGCCAGCCAGGTGTGTTTATCATCTCGTAATCGATATCGTACCCGCTGACCTCTTCTCTCTCCCTTCCTATGTACACAGCTAATTGCCGATCCGCTGATGAAAGAACACCAGGCATGCTTCCGCATGGAAATGGGACTGCCTCTTGTTGCACCGGAAGGTCGCAAGCCTCCAGGGCAATAACTGTTGTATTATCAGGAATATCTACGTGTCGGAGAAAGACGCGCTCGTCATTCCAAAGAACATCGGCATATCCAAGGTAATGGGGCACGCTGCTGTTTTTCCATGCAGGGAGCGCATTTAAAGCTTTTTTTATTACGTTTACAGAGTCGATCACGGAATAGTGATTCGGCCGATTCCAGCATGTTAAAAAGGTATGAACTGGTACTATTGCAGCCGTTGCCTTGTCTAGGCAACCAGTTTTATAAGGATAGTTGTAGACGGTTTTGAGAATTATTTGCTCCAGGGCATACTGGCTTTCTAGTATGTTTTCTTCAGTTATCACCTCTTGTTCACTAATCTTTACGCTTGTCGGTCGATATACGCTTGCTGGCTCCAGTGAGTGGATGTATGCCAAGGGCATGGCTGGCTTCCTCACTTTGGCCAGAGTTGCGCGCATTGCCGCATCTACGACCCCGCCGCTGTCATAATCAAGATATTTGCTCGACCAGCTGTGCAGCCGTGGAAGCAACGTAGCGCACTCCATTGCTCTTTTATTTAGGATCTTTTGTATTTCGGCGCAGTCCCATAGCTCGGCATTATCTGGCACAACTACGACTATGTCGGCCAGGCTTTCGCAATGACCTCTGTACAGCTCGCTGTACTGTTGCCATGCGCTTTCAGTAATTACTGGAATTGCCCCGGCTGCAATGGCTTGATAGAACGCTTTACGAGTCGGAGTATCCCCTCGCAGAATTAGAGCGAATTTGTATCTAGAGTACGTGTCATTTGGCTCGGTAGCTTGTCGATCTCCATATATGTCGCACCCAATTTGCGACTGCCAGCCAATAACTTGGCTAGCGCGAGTATTTATGCGCGGTCGCCCGCCTGCCTGTAAAGAGCCTATAAATGCCGTGTTAGATCTCCTGGTCCACAGCTCGGTATTGAAGTTTTCAGGATTTATATTTGTGGTCTCAATAACTCCTGCCGCAGGATGTGTCTGAGGAGTGAGTACATATGGTATCATGCACATCCGGTCTCCGCATCCGCTGTCCGTGGTCTGCAGAGACGGGGAGTCGTGATGCGAGCATTCTGTTTCGTATGCCCATATTGTTATCCATGGCGGGATAAAGCTCAGGTCATCTTCATTTATAACGTAAGTGAATATTGCCACATGTGGGATATCTTTATTGACGAGTCTTGGGCAAACAGACTCTTGCCACACTTTCTTAAGGTCACCCTTATTGAAGTAAAATGAAGCATTATTCAATCCTATAAAGGCTATGTCAGCATTGTCGATGCTGTCGACTTCTTGGTGAAACATCTTTAGACACGACCATATCTTGTCCTCTGCATCCGTGGCCTCTTGAAAGCCACCTGGCCGCTTAAAGTCGTGATCTACTTTGTATACAAAATACTTCATATTTTAATATTTAAGTATCATTTATCTTGCCCGCCTCTGTCGTTTTGCTAATATATTGATATTCGGCTTGTTACTGATGGCCTCGCGCACCTCTCTTTATCAAGCGGCAAAAAAGAAGTCCTCGGACTATGCCGAGGACTCGAGGTCAAAAGTTGGTTTATTTCTCATGCTGTGTGCAGCAGACGCTCATTTATTATCCAGCTTTCGCATGCCCTTGTATTTTTTTGCAGCTGCAGCGCCTTGGGCAAGGGCCTTTGTCGCTTCTGCTGGGAAACCAATTGCAAGATGGGCCTGCGCAGCTTCAAGCGGCGCTTTTACCGGTGTTTTCATCTTTCCATCTGCAATGTATTTTGCAATATTGGATCCGACCGTCTTAGGGCTGCCGGCCGCATATGTGCTGACGACATCAGCGCCTACATTTAGCGAGTCTGCCTGCAAGAATGCTCTCCATGCAGCCACCAATTGCCGATCTTCTTCTGAGACAATTTTGTTGTTTAGTGCAGCTTTTTGAGCATCTGGCGCGCCGGCCGGCTTCGCGCTCATCTCTTTCTCAATCCAGCCAGTCACCTGTGAATAGCTTTTGAACTTCGTCTTGTTGCCATCGAACCATTGCGGCCATACTTTCTTTATCACTCCCCATGTGCCCTGGTCACCCTGGTAGCCGGTCACTTTTACTGGCGAAACGCCTTCTTTTGGATTTGCAGCGAGATATTCATTTAGCTTTTGCTGTAGAGCGGTCATACCAGGGTGCGGGCCAGATTTATTGGTATCGGTCTTTTTTGGTTGCGCAGCAGGGGAGGCATTGCCCGTCGCGGGCGTTGCCTGCGGAGCCTTGGGGCTGGCAGTTAGAGCCGTCACCAACTCTTGAATATTTTTCATTGCCAGTTCTTTTTCCGCTGCATCAGACAGCGTGGTCATATATACCACGTAGCTGTCGTATATCGGCTGAAGTGCCTTTTTACGCGAAGCATCGTCGCTTCCGCTGAAGGAAGAAACAAACTGGGCGACAGGAGTTTTTTTAAAGATATCGTGCCAGGTTTTGCCTAGGCTGGGGTCAGCTGCCATCTTTATAAGCGGAAATTTCATTATTTGCTCCATGTGAAAAGATCAGAAAGACTGTTATTCAATTAGTTGCCTTCAGTTGCAGCCGGCGGTCGCGGCTTGTTTGCGATCTGACGCAAATATAATTAATGCTCGCGGACCACCCGCATTTAATAACTATGGTTCTCCGTGCATTGTATTGGGCTGGATCCCCTGGCGCTGAGGAGCATATGACGCAGAAAAAACAAACAATTCCTTTTCTGACCTTTAGGGCGGGCGAGGGTCTAGGCGTTCCAGAAGCCGGTATGGCCATAATTAGGTATAACTACGACCTTGGCCGAATAGAGCTTTCACTGGATGGTGGGTCATATCAGGGGTTGTCCGGCTCGGCAGATGGCTACTTTTATGGCGAATTCCTGGTGGCTCCAATAGTACCACCGCTGCTAGACGGCTACATTGCGTACATAGATTATGCCTCTACAGAGTTAAATAAAATAAGTGTTGACAGCCTACTTGCCCTTCTTTCCTCTGCTAGCTCTAGCTTACAGGCTGCTTATGAGTCGGGCAACACGATTACAACGGATTCCGGGAATGGCGAGTTTTCTGTCTCTGGCACAGAAAATATATCGCTGTCAAGCTTTGCTGACATTCAGATTTCTGCAATAGGAACCTTGTTTCTGGGGTCTGGAGGCGTTGATGCGGCCTGGCCTGCGGCCGTGGGCTCTGCCGGAACTGTATTAACGAACGATGGAGCCGGAAATCTATCGTGGGATTCGCCTGCAAGTGGCGCACCAGGCGGTCCAGATCGGGCGATTCAATTTAGCAATGCAGGAGTTTTTGACGGCAGCTCTGCCTTGAAGTGGCTGACTACTGGAGCAGTGGTAGTCGAGAATCTTGGAGTAGAAGGAATTTTATCCAGTCAGTATGCCCGATTTGTGGCGGGGCCGTTGGTCCCTTCTATAGGGGGCAACGAGGCTGCACTCGGTCTAGATCTGGGCGACCCTGCGCTTTATCTTAAGCTCGGCGCTACCGACGACACTGCACTCCTACAGCTTCAGGGGTCACTTGGATTCTCGCCTGGTCTTTCGCTTCGCTATACCAATAACGAGTATCCGATTGAGAAGCCGCTGTGGATTGATAATGATGGCGGACCAATTAAAATAGGAAATAATTCGGCCTATTATTTAACAACTGGGGTAACCATCGGTTCCGTCACCACTCCGGTAAATATAAGCGATGCATTTACCCTTCCAATGATAGACGGCGCGAGCGGTGAAGTACTCACGACAGACGGCGCCGGCAACGTGTCGTGGGCTGCGGCGGGCGGAAGTGGCACGGTCACCGGCAGCGGTACTGCAACGCGTGTGGCATTCTGGGATGGCGCTTCGTCGCTGTCGTCGAATGCGAACCTCTATTGGGACAACACGGGCAGCGGTAAACTGGGTATCGGCACCAACGCCCCCGTTGCCGCCCTTGACATCGCCAGCGGCCAACTCGCCATCCCCGATGGTAGCGCCGCCGCTCCCGCCGTCGCCTTCCGCGACAACCTGAACAGCGGCTTCTTCTCGCCGTCGAACGATATTATCGGTGTCGGCGTCAACGGCACGGAGATCGCGCGCTTCCAGCAGTCGGGCGGATCGCCCGTGTTTCTGGTTGGAACGTCGACTGTATACGGGCAGTTTACGTTTGACAGTTCTGACGTGACAGCAGGCGCGGTGATGCTTGGGCACGGCGCCGCTGGAACCGTGCTTCAAGAGTCATATCGCGGTGGTCAGTTTGCCGGTGTGCGTTCGAGAGGAACGAAGGCCGCGCCGACGCAGATCGGCGCTGGCGACGGCATGATCAATGTGCTCGGTGCAGGTTGGACTGCCACGGGCGGCATTAACTACGGCGCGATGATGACTATGAAGGCCGAGCAGGCTTTTACGTCGACGGCGAGCGGCGGTCGAATTGAATTTCACACGACTGCTAGCGGCACTGATGGATTTACTACGTTAGGCAGCTCAACGACTGAGCGTGTGCGTATCACAAATGCCGGGAGCGTTGGCATAGGGACTACAAGTCCTATATCGCTATTATCTGTTGGCTCATCCTCTCAGTTCCAAGTTAATTCCTCGGGCGACATTGTCGCTATCCGGGGCCAGACGACGACGTTCCCGGCGGCGAATGCGTCGGGCGCGCTGACAAATGATGGCTCGGGCAACCTGTCATGGTCACCAGCAGGTACTGTTACAGGCAGTGGCGTAGCTACGCGCGTGGCATTTTGGAGCGGCACTTCATCGCTATCATCGGATTCCAACCTGTACTGGGACGATTCAAATAATCGCCTAGGCGTAGGCATAGCAACTCCGGCGCACGTCGTCGACGTGCAGGCAGGCTCGACGGCCAGTGGCGTGTACGCGCTGAACGTCGACGCAACCCTGACCCCTGGCGGCGGAACCATCGTTTCGTACATTGAAGGAAGCGTATCTGCGAGCGTCGTCGCCCCGGTCTACGGCGTTATCGGTTATTTGAGCGGCGCAGGTACGCCGTCAACTTCTTACGCGGGCAGCTTCGGCACCGTGATCGCAGGCAGCGGACAAGACCCCGTCTCGGCGCTACAAGCCAACTTCGCGCTGCAAGGCTCGGCTGCGGGCACGACGGCATCTGGCCACAACATCGGTATGATGGGCCTCGCGTCGAACGGCGCCCGCAACTACGCCGTCTTCGGCAACACAACAGGCGACGGCACTGGTGCCAACATAGCCGTCACGGGCATGGCGAAGAACAACAGCGGTATCCGCATCGGCGGCCTGTTCGCTTTGCAGACCACAGGCGCGTCGCAGCCTACGGTCAACGCCTCAGCGGCGCTGATAGCAGACAACATGGACAAGGGCGATCCAATCTTCCTTGCCCGTGATAACGGCACGACCACTTTCAGCGTCGGCAACGACGGCGTCGTGCTCTCGAGGAACACGTCGGACGGCACGACCGCATTCTCGGTGCAGAACGCAGCGGGCTCGACCATCTTCGACGTCGACACGACGAATGCGCGTGTCGGTGTCGGTACGAACGCGCCAGCTTCGGCGCTATCCGTCGGCGCCAGCTCGCAGTTCCAGGTAAGCTCTAGCGGGGATCTAACTAGAATAAACGATATCCCATATAGCTTCCCATCATCTCAGGGCTCTGCAAATTCTATTCTAACAAACAATGGAAGCGGAACTCTGTCATGGACCTCGGGCGCCGCACAGAACAGCACTGCGCCGATTTCAACCAAAACTGCCAATTATACTCTGGCCTCTTCCGATGGCACAATTTTGGCCGATGCTTCTTCCGGCGCAATAACGATGACGCTGCCATCCGCTGCATCAGCAGTCGAACGCATATTTACTATAAAGAAAAAAGACATCACGGCGAATATTGTCACCGTAGATGCTGATGCGTCCGAACTAATAGACGGCGCGACAACATACACGCTCAGCACACAGTATGAAGCAATAAAGATTCAATCGGATGGCAGCGCTTGGTGGATAATCTGATCAGGGTGGAGTAAATATGTCGCACAATCCAAACGTAAAGACAATATATGAGATGTCCAAGGAGCCAACCGGTTTTCCCAACAGAGCCGACACGACGCTGTCGTTTGATGACACAAGTCGCACTCTTACGATTACCCCGACATCATCTCGTTTCGAGTACTATGCACAAGGAGTGAAATATACTCATCTGTCCGCTGCATCTGCTTCTATAACAGACACAGAGGGGCTGTGGTTTTTTTATTTTGATGGCTACACGCTAGAGACCACACAAACATTTTCAGATGACTTGATTTTATCCTATGCAATCGTATCAATCGTATACTGGGACGCCGGAAACAACAAGGCGATATACGTTGCAGATGAGCGTCATGGTCTTGTCATGGACGGCGGAACGCACCTGTGGCTACATAATAGCATGGGCGCTGCTTTTATAAATGGATTCGCACTAAGCGATTTCAATGTTGACGGCGCCGGAGACAGCGCAATTCATGGCCAGTTTTCTGCCGGAAATGGCATGTTTTATGACGAAGACATAAAGCATATAATAACAGATGGTGCCCCCCAGGAGCTTGCTCCAATTGCCAGCATACCGGTTTTCTTTAGAGAGGGAGTCTCCGGTAATTGGAGAAGTAAGACGGCCGACACATTTCCTATAATCTATTCTGGAACTGCGGGCTATACAGGTGCTGGCGGGAGGCTTCCTTATAATCAGTGGACCGGCTCTACGTGGCAGCTAACAGAGCTGACAAGCGGCAATTTCGTGCTAGTGCATGTCTTTGCAACAAATGACATAAATCATCCAATTATAGCAATACAGGGCATAAACGAATACAACAACATAAGTGCGGCCCGCTCCGGAGCTACAACCGAGCTTGCTACGCTGTCGGGTCTGCCATTCGCAGAGATAGTGATAATTGGCACAGTTATATATCAAACAGCAAATGCCTATACAAATGCCATAAAAGGTAGAATTGTGTCCACCGATACAGGCGCAAATTACGTAGACTTGCGCAAAGTCTCTTCGTTGCCAATAAATCAGATAAGCGATCACGGTAATCTTTCTGGGCTACTTGATCCAGATCATCCGGCGAGTGCGATATACACTGACACAGCTAGCTTTAATGGCATATTGTCTCCAGCGGACACCACTGTTCAGAGTGCGCTTGATACTATAGACGATGCCAGCATAGCCAACAGAGCACTTAGTAATCTCACAACTACGTCTATAAATGCCTCGCTCATTCCTGATACCGATCTTGCATATGAAATAGGGTCATACGCAAACCGCTGGGCAGATGGGTATTTCGGCCCAACGTCCCTGCACCTGGTCTCTAAACTTAGCGAGTCTGCATTTCCAGCAGACTGGTCCATAGGAGTAAATATTGATGACGGCTATCTCAATATTTCTGAGACGGGAATTCCTCAAGTAACTATTTCAAATGGCGGCAGGATAACTGCATCTTCTTACGAGTTACTAGGCGGCGGCGTATTGGATCGCGGGTTCCCTACTCCAGATGCAGTAGGAGCTCTTGTTAATGATGGTGCAGGCAATCTGTCATGGGCAACTGCACCGAGCGGCCCTGCGTTGACCCTCGGCAGCGTTGTCTTCGCTGGCGCGTCGGGTGTCTATACGCAGGACAACAACAACCTATTCTGGGACGACACGAACAACCGGTTGGGCATTGGCTTTGTCCCTGCGGTCACGTTCAGCGGCGTTCTCACGCTCGGCAGTACGACTATTTCCCTGACCACGACAGCAGTGTGTACCGTTGAGGCGTCGTTTGACCTGTTTGTCCCGGCTGGAACCGTCGTCAGAGACGTGAACACTGCTAGCTCGGTCATGGTTCGGTACGGAACGGGCGTCACCGGAAACACACTGGCGTCGGCTCTGCTAGCTCCCACAAATTTTGCCATCTTGGCGACGCCAACGATAGTGAACGGCGGGCTGACACTCCCGTCTGGCTATTACACGACGACGACGGTGGCCTCCAGTTCGCGCACGTTGTCATCGACGCTCAACGTCGGCACGACGGGTCAGTTTCAAGTCAGCGCGGATGGCGACATCGTCGCCATCCGGGGTCAGACGACGACGTTCCCGGCAGCGAACGCTTCGGGCGTATTGACGAACAACGGGTCGGGCACGTTTTCATGGAGCACGGTCAGTGCAGCGAACGGCGGCACGGGAACGGCAACCGCGTTCACCCTAGGCAGCGTTGTTTTCGCTGGCGCATCAGGCATCTATTCGCAGAATAATGCTAGGCTGTTCTGGGATAACACGAACTCACGGCTCGGAGTCGGTACGTCGACGCCTACAGGGCCGCTGCAAGTGGCAGGTGGCACGGCCGGGTCTGGCAACGGAACAAGTATCACTCTGACTGCTCAAGCCGGTGCAGCAGTAGGAAACACAAACGGCGGCGACGTAGTGATTGTCGCAGGAGCAAGAGCGAACGCTGGAATCGCTGGCTCTGTTATAGCCAGAGCGAATACGGGCAATACCACTGCATTTCAGGTACAAAATGCAGCCGGTTCAGTACGCATATTTGCAGTAGATACGTCAAACAACAGGGTACTGGTAAATGCGACTGGCGGGAACGTCAACCCTGCGGCCACGCTTGATGTTCAAGGCGGTGATGCGCTGATCAACGGCTTGAACGTCGGAAGAGGGCTGGGCTCGCAGATCACGAACACCGTGCTCGGGCAGACGGCAGGCGGCGTCGCTTTTCTATCAGGAACGAACCTGACTTGTATCGGAAATGGCGCGACTCCGACTGCCGTTAGTGCGACAAATCAGATCACGCTTGGCAACTCGTCGGTGACGACGCTGCGTTGCGCAGTTAACACGATCACGCTGATCTCCGACGCGCGCGACAAGGCTGACATCCAAGACATTTCGCTCGGCATAGATTTTCTCTCGACCGTGCGCCCTGTGCAGTTCAAATGGGACCGCCGTGAGTGGTACTCCTCTCCAGTCCTCGACGACGAAGGCAATGTTATCGGCCAGACACCGGGGGTGTCTGACGGCAGCAAGAAGCAGGAAAAGTTTGAGGGCGGATTCATTGCGCAGGAACTCGACGCCGCGCAGACTGCTGCTAATGCGGAGTGGATGGGCCTGGCCCTAAAAGATAATCCAGATAGATTAGAGGCAACCCCACTGCGACTATTTCCCGTCGTCGTAAAGGCATGCCAGGAGCTGCATCAGAAGAATCAGGATCTAGAAGCCAGACTGGCAGCATTAGAGCTATTACTAGAGCCGCTGAAGTGAGTAGAAGAGGGGGCGACTCATGAGGACTGATCCGGTATTTCCGATATTTACTGTAAAGAATATAACTAAATCTGATGTCAATCTACTTGGAAAAGTAAAGATAAGACCAGGGGAAATTGTTGATCTTTATAGTCGGCTAGAATATAAAGAGTATGGATCTCCTCTTACCAGCACAATACTAAGAGAGCTCGAGGCTCCGGCAGGAGAGATCTATCTTCTGTGGAAGATATATAGAAAGATTGAAGTAATTAACTTTATAAATCCATCTTACCAAGGCGATGGATTAGTTGCAAGCGCTATTCAAACAACAAATAGCTATTTCGAAGGAGCTGTACTAGGTTTTGAAAGCGGCGGATTAAAGTGGCTTGCCGGCGGCGCGACAGTAGGCGTATCAGGCGTGAGTGCATCGAACCCGCTATCATCTACAGGCGGAGTAACGCCAAATATAAGTATTCAGGATAGCGGAGTAGTTGCAGGTACCTATGGCAACGGCGCAACTGTGCCCATACTGACCGTAAGTGAAAAAGGCATAATTACAAGTGCAAGCAATGAGCCGATATCATTTCCAGCTGCACTGCCTCCATTGGGTTCTGCTGGAGGGGATCTCTCTGGGACTTATCCAAATCCGACACTTACGGCAACAGGTGTGGTCGCAAATACCTATGGCGACGGCACAAATAGTGCTAGTTTGACGGTCGACGCAAAAGGTCGCATCACCTCGGCGACGACAACTCCGATATCATTTCCAGCAAGCATCCCTCCGAACGGAAGCGCCGGCGGCGATCTCACGGGCACCTACCCGAACCCAACGCTGACGACAACAGGGGTTGCCGCTAATACCTATGGCAGCGGCACCAGCGTTGCTCAGGTCACGGTCGACGCCAAGGGTCGTGTCACGAGCGCGAGTAGCGTTGCGATTGCGTTCCCCTCCTCACCGATTCAATCGGTCACTGGTACTGCTCCTATCAGCGTCACTGCGGGTGTGAACCCGACCGTCAGTCATGATGCGAGCGGTGTCGTGGCTGCCACCTACGGTGACGGTACGAATAGCGCGAGGCTCACGGTCGATGCCAAGGGGCATGTCACCTCGGCAACGACTACCCCTATTGCGTTCCCCGCACCTCCGACGAGCCTTCCGCCGAACGGCCCAGCGGGTGGCGATCTGACTGGCAGCTATCCGAACCCAACGCTCACGACGACGGGAGTCGTCGCGACCACCTACGGCGACGGTACGCACGTCGCACAGGTCGCCGTCGATACGAAGGGTCGCGTCACGTCGGCGACGGAAGTCGCCATCGCGTTCCCGGCGGCTCCGATCCAGTCAGTCACCGGCACCGCCCCGATCAACGTGACGACAGGAGCGAACCCGGTCGTCTCCCACAACGCCAGCGGCGTCGTCGCAGGTACCTACGGCGACGGCACCAACGTCGCGCAGGTCACCGTGGACGCGAAGGGCCACGTCACCACCGCGACGACGACCCCAATCGCGTTCCCTGCGCCTCCAACAAGTCTCCCGCCAAGCGGTCCTGCTGGTGGTGACCTCACCGATACGTATCCGAACCCAACGCTGACAACGACGGGTGTTGCAGCTAATACTTATGGTAGCAGCACCAGCGTTGCTCAGATAGCTGTTGACGCTAAGGGCCGCATCACGAGCGCGTCGAATGTCGCAATCGCTCTTCCGAGCGGCGCGCTGACTCCGAAGCTCGGCAACGTACTGATCGTGGACGGCGTGAACGGCAACGACGCGACGGGCACCGTGAACGGTCCGCCGTTCCTCACCGTCGAAGCCGCAATCTCGCATATTAACACGAACTCCCTCACAGGCGTAAGCGTGTGGATCATGCCGGGGACGTATACGCTCGCGTCGGCGACGACGGGCCTCACGATCCCAGCCAACTGTTCACTGCGCGGCATGTCGTTGCAGACGACGCGGATCGTGATGAGCGCGAGCAACCCCGGCGGCACGGTCACGTTGCTGACGATGGGCGAGAACACGCGTGTCGAGGACTTGAGCCTCACGCTCAACTCAGCGAACGCGACGACGAATCTCGTCGGCATCGCGCTCCCCGGCACGACGAGCGTGACGAGCAAACTTCGCACGTCGGTCCTCACCGTTGACAACAGCGGCCTCGCTGTTGGCACGACGACGAACGTCTACGGGGTGCTCTCTAACGGCACGGGTGCTCTCAACGTCGCGACGTTCTCGTTCAACTGCTTGAAGGGCAGCACGCTCAACGTCCGTAGCAACGGCGCGGGCAACAAGTTCGGCGTCTACCAGCCGTCGACGGGCGCAGGAAATCAGCTCTCGACGCGCGACCTCAACATATACGTCGCGGCACCGACGACCGCGACCTCGACGGGCCTCTATGTCGGAGTCTATGTCGAGAATAGCGGTTCGCAAATTCAGACGCGCTCAACAAGCATTGCAGGTTCGCCTTATCCTGCAATACAGCTAAAGCTGCCAGTTGTCGTGACAACGTCAAGCACTGCGCTGACTGGCCTCTACACGCTGCAAGGCGTAGCCCTTGTTGCCGGTGACCGTGTGCTTGCCACTGGCCAAACTAACCCTGTGGATAACGGCATCTACGTCGTTGCCGCAGGTGCATGGACGCGTGCAGGCGACATGGCATCGGGCTCCCAGGCGCTCGGTGCATATACCTTCTGCAACGACGGCACCTTTGCGTATACAGGCTGGGAGTGTACAACCACGGGCCTCGTCGGAACAGCAGCGTTGACGTGGGTGCAGCGGTACGCGGGCGGCGACATTCTGCAGTCCGCACCACAGGCAGGCAACGGAACAAACGGCATACAGCTAGGGCCGGGAACCGATCTTGTTACAAAGACTGCCTGCACGCACCCGTTTACCACTTACGTCACTCCGACAACGATTCAGTTTTGTGTACGGGGTAATATCGACTCCGGTAAGCATTACCTGTGGCCTGGAACACTTGTCAACAGCATGGACCCGGATGAAGTATTTTATCGCTTTCAGCAGAAGACGATTTTGCAAGGCATGTTCATTAATATCCGCACCGCAGGCGGCGTCGGCGAAGACCTCACGGTCACGATCAACAAGTCGACAACGGGCATGGGTAATACGGGCGTCGCGACACTGATGAAGGCTACGATAAGTGGTACCTCAACGAGCGCCACCAGCTACCTTCGCAGCGTGGATTTCGCGCAATTCGACTATCTCTCGGTGCAGGTCGATTGCTCCAACGGGTCGTTGGCTGCGGACCTCGTTGTAGAGATAGATCTCTACTAGCAAGGCAGATGCATGCCGCAGTGATTTAATAAAATCATCCGGGTATCTGTAGTCGCGGTAAAGGGCATTTTATCCATGTCGCCGCTAGAAGTTAATGCAGTGAGTGCTTGTGATACTGCGATATTAATGAAATTAACTTCCATCGGCACAGAGACCGATGCCGCTAGCTATTTGCGCAGAGTTAATCTTGCTCATATATTGCTTTTTTTGTTTCAAGTGGATGGCTCTGCTGATGCGGACCTTATCATTGAGTTAGGTTTATTTTGAGGGCTTTTTGCAGAAAAGAATAATTAGAGGGAGCGAACCATGTCTTTTACGCCGATAAAACCAGTACTTTTAATAAGGAATATATCAAGGTCAGATGTTAATATTCTTGGCAGGGTCAAGCTGCGTCCTGGTGAAGAGAGAGACTTGTACGCGGAGCTAGAGTATAATGATTTTGGCTCACTAACAGCCACCGTTCTAAAAGAACTGGAGTCTCCAAGTGGCGAGATATACAGGCTCTGGAAAGTACTAAATGTAATCCGAGTCATCGAGTTTGTAAACCCAACCCATGCTGGCGCAGGCGTATCTGCCGATTCCTTCTCGACATCTAATGCTTATTTCGAGGGAGCGGTCCTTGGATTCGAGAGCGGAGAGCTGAAGTGGTTGTCCGGCGGGGGAGGTGGCAGTGGCGGAGTGTCGAGCGTTACAGCGACATCACCACTCGCTTCATCAGGAGGACTTGCGCCTGATATCTCTTTTCCTGGTTGGCCGATTGATGAGGAGGGGATGCTTGCCAATGATGGTTATGGAGCCCTGTCGTGGGTAGTGCCGCCCGCAATCATTAACAGTGCAGATGGAATAAGCTACGATGATTCGCTGGCTGCTCCTGCGTTTGGTGTTACGAATGTTCAAGATGCAATTGACGCAATTAAATCATCTACTGTAGACGGCGATCTGTCGGGCAGTCTTTTCTCTCCAGATGTGATTGCACTGCGCGGCAATGCGGTGTCCAGCCTTTCTCCAGTAGCGGGGCAAGTTCTTACGTGGAGCGGCAGCGCCTGGGTTCCTGGAGCAAATGCATCCGGCGGTTCTGGAGGCGGTGGAGGAGTGACCTACTTCCTGGAGGCCGGTTCTGATGCAGAATCTCCACTAGGTGGACTCCCGTCTACGCCTTATTCAACTAAGGCACTTACTCTTTTATCAAATCCAGCAGACACGGTCTTTACTTCAAATGTACTGTCAACTGGAGGAGTATACGATTATGTAGGTGGCTTCTTGACTGCAGTTGATGTTCCGGGGATAACTGTGATTCCAGCTGGAATCTGGGACTTCAACGTATGGGCGTCATCAGATGTTGACCTTCCCGGCGCAGCATACATGCGTGCAAAAGTATATAAGTATGACGGATATACCGCCAATCTTCTTACTACTTCAGAGCCAACGCCTATATATAATCCTGGGTCAATTACACAGTACACTTGCTCTGTTGTGCTTTCATCAACAACTGTGCTGTCAACTGACAGAGTTTATGTAGAGCTTGAAGCTACATGCACAGATGCTGGCCACACTGTGTCCTTCCATTTTGGAGATGGTCATCCAAGCCATGTGTTGACAACTATCCTTGGAATATCCGGGACAGGCGTCATACATGTGATTGATGGCGTAGTGCAGTCACCTGCATCCCCTATTGATCTAGGTGACGGCCCTAGTGAAATAATAGGAATACTTCCTGTATTAAATGGTGGTACAGGACAGACGACTGTCTCTGCAGCGTTCGGCGCGCTTTCGCCGCTGACGACAAAGGGCGACGTTCTCGGTTTCAGCACCGCGAATACTCGTGTCCCAGTTGGCACCAACGGTCAAGTACTCACCGCCGACAGCACGCAAGCGACTGGCGTGGCGTGGAGCGCGCCAGCAACGGGCGCAGTTTTCGCTGGGGCGCTCACCGTCTACGTCGACCCGGTCAACGGCACCGATGCCCCCGGTGGCGGAACGCTCGGCCAACCCTACGCGAGCATCAACTACGCCTACTCGCAGGTTCCTTCGCTTGGCGATCCCAGCAACACCACCTACAACGCAAGCGTCGGCCAGTTCGTCACTGAGAAGCTGATCTTCCAGCTTGCGCCGGGGCGCTACGTCGGTGACGTGACACTCGGCTTCAAGCGGGCGCGAGTGCAGTTGATCGGCAACGGCGTGCAGATCGTCGGAAACGTCACGCTCGCTGCTGTGCGTGCCGACTTCCCAGCATCGAACATGCAGTCTATCAGGGCGAGCTTCCCTGCGCCGTGGACTGGTGCGGGTGCGCTGACGACGTTCGAGATCACGGGTGCTGTCGGTGGCGGTGTCGAGGCCGACGCGACTTCTGATCCGCTGTTGGTCACGGGCTTGAGCACTCTCTTGTTCAACGAGCCGACTTTCCCCGGATCGAACCTCGGCCAAAACTGGGATGCCAACTACGGGCAGTTCAATTTCTACGCGAACCGGGCCAACCTGATTGGTGGTCAGGTTATCGCGACCGCGTACACGATCCCGACGACAAACGGTCTTCCGACGTGCGTCATCGAGATCGACGGCTGCACCGTCGGCGAGGCAGGCTTCGTTCGCACCTATCTCGGCGCGGTGCCTTACGCCTACGCTTCCAGCCCGTCGACGTGGAACCTCGGCACGGGCCAAGCCACGGGCACCCAGAGCAGCACGACCCTGCAAGACACGACGAAGGCATGGACGGTCAACCAGTATGCTGGTGCTACGGTCACGCTGACGGGAGGACAAGGTTCGGGCCAGACGGCTACGGTCGTTTCCAACACGGCGAACACGCTGACGGTCACGCCCGCGTGGTCGCCGCTGCTGCCACTTGCCAATAGCACCGGCTACTCGCTGATCGGCACGGCGAACAAAGCACCGTCAGGTGTCGTCACGCTCAAGTGCCATAACTCAACACTTGGCGCAGCCCTCGGCCCGACTCTGGTCATCGGTGAGATCGACGGCTGCCGCATCTATGACATCGACCGCACGATGCTCGGCACCGTCGACAATGGCGGTGTCACCGGATCGACCTCGACGTCCTACCTCGGAATGGTCGTCGACCAGTTCCGCGTGTATTCGGGTACGGGAATCCCGGCTTCGCGGTACCAGATCGGTTCTTCTGGAGGCGGCGCTCGCTACAAGATGGACTCGACGTCGTACACGACGCTCGCGTTCAGCCGCAGCACGACAACCGGCGTGCTCACTGCGCGCCCGCTGAACATCCCGACGAGTTCTGGAACGGCAACAGCGGGCGCATCTGCGACGATCACGGACACCAGTAAGGCGTTCACGACAAATCAGTGGGTGGGCGGCACGATCACGTTGACGGGCGGAACCGGATCGGGGCAGACGCGCACCGTCTCGTCCAACACCGGGACGGTCATCACGGTGTCGCCTGCGTGGAGTCCGATCCCCGCTGCCGGGACGACGTACACCGTCTCCGCGCTCGTCGCCTACGACTTCCTCGACGACTCGCGCTCGCTCGCGTACACGCCGACGGTGCCTACCCAATGGCTCGACCCTGACCCCACCACGGTCTGGTCGGCTCTCGACAAACTGGCCAGCAGCGTGAAGGCGCTGGGCAGTTGTCCGGCAACACCAACAGCAGCAAACCTCCGCACGAACGTCGCCTACACAGTGAACGTAGCTGCAGTGGCACTCCCTGCGATGACCGTGAGCGACGACGGCCTCACCATCTCGCTCGTCAATATCTCGGGCGCCGGGTCTACGGTAACCCCTTCGACCGGCGTAGCGCGCACGATGACCGCTGGTGGCGGGCAGACTTGGGTCTGGATAAGCACTGCCTGGTACTGCATCAGTAACGTGTAAGGGCTAGCGCTTCTTGTTACCAGTCCTAGGCCGGGTTTCAGGAAATGAGAAAGGCGGGCAAAACGCCCGCCTTTCTCATTCTACTTCTTTTTTATCAACCTACGTCGGCACTGATGATAAAACCATGTGCATCGGTCGTCAACAGGATGCGAGCAGGATTGGTATCGGCCGGCATGGCTGAGCCTGGTGGCAGTACTCGGAAGTCAGAGATCGTGCCTTTGGTCTGCAGATCCTGCAGGCGCATGCGAGCCGAGGTGACGTTGGCTCCTTCGAACTCACGAGCAAGCTGCTCCAGACGACCTGGCTCGACTACCTTGCGAACGCGTGAGTCGGCACGAGCAGCGGCATCACGCTGACGCTTCTCCTGCAGCTCGGCGTACTTGGCAAGTACATCTGGGGCAAGAGCGGCGCCGCCAACGGCCGGATTAAAGCTGCCATCAGTCGTAGCACCGCCTCGGGCCTCTGCAGCAATCTTAGCAGACTTGCGCTTTGGTTCGGTGCGGTCAGCATCCGTAGGCGCCGCTGCAGCCGAGCCAAACTTAGCAAGGCCAGTCTCCAGGGCAGAGACTCGCGTATCTAGCGCCTCGAGCAGCGCAGCAAGATCGGCAAAACGGGTATCCTCTACGGCAGCAACTGGCGCAGCACTGACTTCTGTAGCGGCTTCATTCTTCTTTGACTTTGACATTATCTATCTCCTTTAGGCAGAAGTGCCTTTAGTTCATTGTCGATCTTTCTTACAATCGCGATAGCCTGTGATATCTCTGTTTCTTTTGTTAGCCTGTCCCAGCTAAAGCGTACACTGCATCGCGCCCGGTCATCGCCGTGCATAGCTGCAATGACATGAGAGCCTGTAGCAAAACCAGAATTACATGCAGACCCTGCGCTTATCGCCAACTCGTGTTCGCCTGCAGCAGCGACGAATAGGTCAGACGGAATACCTGTGCAGTAATTAGCTATAAAATCTCCTGAGCCATTTTTAATCCAGCCTAGTTCTGCGGCCAGCTCATCAAAAGCTGCGTTATAGTTGCGCGCTTTTTCTTTCAGGCCGTCCCCATGGGAACTTGAAATCCAGCTCATTGCGTCTGCAAGGCATGCAATACCAATCGTATTAGGGCTTCCAGCTATCAGCCCGCCCATGCCTTCTGTGTTCTGGTTATCCCATATCCCTTTTGTTCCTGCAAGCAGGCCCATTCCAGGCAGTCCGTTCCACTTTCCAGCCGATGCAAAAATATAATCGGCCTCAAGCACAAGTGGATCGCGCCAGTCTGCTCCTGTAGCGTCAACCACGCATATGCCTCCACGGTCCCGGAACTCTGATACAATCCTGCGTGTCTCGCCAGTGGGCTGAATACCGGTCTCATTATTCTTTGCACTGATGATCAGAACATTGTCTTCGCCGCCCAGCTTGCCGAATATCTGCCCTTCGCTGTCTACTGGCAGCAGCGTATCTGCGACGCTCCTGGAGCACGAATGCTCCACTTCTGAGCAATAGATGACCAAGCCTTTGCCCTTTAACTTGTCAGCTAGAAAGCGAACTGCAGCGGTAGCAGAACCGAAAAAACTGAGATCGGTATGATCTCGCTGCAGATGATCAGCAATAGCAGAGCGCCATTCTATTACGGCAGATCGAGCTTCCTGTCCAGGTACATTTGATGCCGGACGATGCAGTCGCATGGCACGTGATATTGTGCCCTCTGCTCGTGGAAATGGCGAATTAAGTGCGGCACGATCCAGGTTTATCATGTTTCTCCAAAAAAAATAAGGGCCGTTTGCCGGCCCCTATTTCAAGCGTTTTGCTGTTTTGCTGCGGACAGCGCTCTGATCAGATCAGGCTCATCCGCAAATCCAATGACAACATCAGTGCTCAGCAGTAGGCCGGCCATGCTACATGCATGCTCTACTTCGCTTACAATCACACGGGCGGGGTCGATAATGCCGCGCTCTAGAAGATTGCAATACTCGTTACGATTACTATCATAGCCCGCATGACGATCCGTTGACGTGCGAACATTATGAAGCACTACCTCTGCACTGCCACCGCCATTCTTGATGATCTCCTGGAATGGAACAAGCAGGGCCTTCTTTAGAATATGAACGCCTACGTTCTGCTCTTCGTTGCCAGTGCTGAAATCAGCTAGCATGTCCGAGGCGCGAGTGAGCATTGTGCCCGCGCCAGGAACGATGCCAGACTGAGCAGCAGCACGAGCAGCCAGCAGCGCATCCTCATACAGATCGCGCTTCTCGCGCACCTCGGCGTCGCTGCGACCGCCTACAATGATATTCGCTACGCCGCCCGTAAGCATTGAGCGCCGGCGGGTGAGAGTGTGGCGGAAATCATCTTCGGTGGTTACGGCAATCTTTGCATCAATTTCTGAGACACGGCGCTCGATTGACTCGGCCTGCTCATCAGGTGGAATGATGATCGTCTTGTCCAGACCAACCTGCACAAAGCGCGCAGTCCCGAGCTCTGCCAGAGAAAAATCCTCAAAGAGCGAGTCACCAGCATCGGTACGACGAACCTTTGCGCCAGTGGCCGTAGCAAGATCTTCCATTAGATCGCGGCGATCCTGGCCAAATCCAGGCGCTCGTACGGCTACGACATTAAGAATACCGCGCATGGCATTCTGCGCAAGCAGCTTAAGGGCATCACCCTCGACAGCCTCAGCAACAATAAGCAATGGAACGTTTGTCTGGTGAATCATATTCAGGATTGCGGTGAAAGACTCCCGGACCTCGGCCTGTGCAAGGCTGCCCAGGCGACCGTTGATGAGCCATACATACGCACTGCGCGGGTCTTCTGCGTTTGAAAAACGCGCGTCCGTCTGAGCGAGAATGCTGTCGTCAACCGAGTCACCGTAAACCGTGCGCTGCTTTTCAAAATCGCGCATGAAATGCTCGGTGACCATGCCACGGTCAAACTCAAAGCCCTTTGTCAGAGTAACTTTCGTGACATTTCCCTTGCCCTCTTCCAGGGTGACGGTGGCATCAGTACCAACCTTGTCAAGCGTATCTGCGATAATTCGGCCGATTTCGCCATCTCCGTTTGCAGAGATAGTGGCAACGCGAAGTAGATCTTCCATGCCCTTTACTGGTACCGCTTGATCCTCGACCCACTTAACAATACGCGTACACGCAGCGTCAATGCCACGGCGAAGGCTCATGGGATCGGTACCGAGGCTGATCTGACGTTTGCCTTCCTGCACAATAGCATTGAGAAGGGTGATCGTAGAAGAGGTACCGTCACCTGCAGCACGAACCGAGCGATTGCCGGCTTCACGAGCAAGCTGGGCGCCCATGTTTTCAAACGCATCCTTAAACTCTACGTTCTTGGCGACTGTAATCCCATCCTTCGTGAACTGGTAACCAGAGGGCGTCTGAATCAGTACGTTGCGGCCGCGTGGCCCGAGGGTGCTCTGTACGGCTTTCGCAGTCTTTTCGAGGCCGCGAGTAATCTTGTCCTGCGCCTCTTTGCCGAATACAATATCACGTGCTTTCATTTTTTCTCCATTATACCATGAAGGTATACTTTTCAAACTTCAGGTAGCGATCTTTGAGGCGTCCTGCGCGCCCACGCATTTCATTATAAACATCAGGTCCGATAATGTCAATAGCAGGAGATAAGATTCTTCCAGCATTTATACGCAGACTTCCATCTGGGTATCTACTAAGAAGACATTCTAGCTTCTGCATGCCACCGTTACGGAAAGCGTAGCCAGTTAGCGCATCATGTATCGTTTGATCGAACTCAAAAATGCCCCAAGCGGATTCGTCTACTAGCCAGACTAAGGAGCTGTATAGAACATGCTCTGCATCTGCTCGTACGTTTAGTGCGTCATCAACTGGTATTTTTGATGGTGGAAATGGAAAAACAACGGGCAGAAGTTTGCCCGCTGCTAGTTCCTCATTGATCCTGCGGATCATCATTCGCTGACGCTTTCAGCAGCCACCGTGTCATCTGTTGCCTCAATAAGATCAACTTCCATCGAGGAATCAGCGCTAAAATCGCCGGCAACTTCACGCTGGCTCATGGCGAACTGCGTCTGGGCAAGTAGGCGCTCGCCCTTCTCCTGCAGAAGATGAAGCTTGTAGTAGGCGGCCAGAGGATAATTGCGCGGCAGTCGACCCTCTTTCTTCAGCTTCTTAAGTGCAGTTTTTGCCCGGTCTCGTGAGATTTTTCTAGCAGTCATATCTTACTCCTATCGTGCATTGTTATGCCATTTAAATGATCCAGCTCATGCTGGGCTGCAACTGCAACGATACCGGTCAGAATTTCATCCGGACCGCTATCGCTGCGCAGCAGAATTTTTTTGTAGCGGCGGGTGCATAATACCTCGCCCGGAAAGGACAAACAGCCCTCTCCATCAAAAACGAAAGGCTCTGATGCCTCTACTATTTCAGGATTTGCATAAAGTTTTAATCCGCCATTGTCTATTACGAAAGCCCGTAGATTGCTGCCTATTTGATTTGCTGCCAGACCCATGCCGGCATTTTCTTTGCATATGCGAAAGAGCGCTTCGCGCAGCTCAAGGATATCATCATCAAAACTCACCGGCCTGCACACCTGCCGCAGGGCAGGATGATCGCTGGACAGCAATTCAAATTTACTCATCAAGTTCCTCAAACTCTTCTATCTCAATCACAGGCTTATCTGCATTTCGAATAGAACAATAAAGCGCCTTGGATAGCATCTCTAGCTTTTTTTCTGCTACTCGGCACTCGACTCCGACCTTCTTGCGCAGCTCTATATCTTCTTGAAGGTCCAGCATCAGAGCCTGAATAATAAGGTCTACTCCGTGGGCCATAAGGGCGTCACTTATGTCTGCCTTGGCAGCAGCTACGCGCCGGGTATTGCTGCTCAGGGGGCCGACCTGCTGATCAGCTGCCTCTTTTATTGCGTTCAGAGCCTCGAAATACAGCCTGTCTGCCTCGCTCATATGGCCTCAGATAGCGGCAATATGTGGCGCAACTGCTTTAATAAGCAGGTTTAATACTTCCTCTGGTGTGCCACTGCCGTCTACCATATAACCATTTACGTCCAATAATAGTTGTTCGTATAGGGCATGGATCCTTTGTTGCAGGTCCCTCTTGTCAAAAATCTCTTCGGTGTTGCCAGCAGCAATTCGGCTGCGGATCCTGCTCCAAGCAGTCTCGAAAGGCACTGTTATTAGTGCAGTAGCATCGGGGGCCGGTGCAAAGCTGTTTATTTGCCTTACCCAGTCTGTTGCAATATCTAGTGACTGGTAAACAAGGCTAGATAACACATACCTGTCCGAAACTACCGTAATTCCGTGTTCTAGTGCCGGTGCAATTTCAGAGTGGTAGTGCTGAAGCCTGTCTGCAGCGAATAGCAGTGCCAGCGTTTCGGGCTTTTGCTTAGAGTCCCCCCGCAGCATTCTTCGAGCTAGTGTGCCGATCTCTCCACCGGATGGCTCTGCTGTGAAGACGGTTTGTACGCCGGCCCTATTAAGGTGCTCGACCAGTAGCTTCGCCTGGGTAGTCGAGCCAACGCCGTCTGCCCCCTCTATAACTATAAATCTTCCGTTCTTCATCATGTCCTCGTTACAATAAAAAAAGGGCCCTTGCGGGCCCTTTTTAGATTCAGGCATCGGCCTGAGGCACTGTAGTGCCGTCACCCATTCTAAAGTGAAAGCCGCCCTCGATAGCATTCTCCAGCACGGTATCGATTGTCTTCGCAAAGATGAACTCCATCTCTTCGCGTACATTCTTTGGAATATCACGTAGATCTTTTTCGTTGCGAGCGGGCAGGATTACGCGACGAGCACCACCGCGATGCGCAGCAAGTACCTTTTCCTTGATTCCGCCTACTGGTAGAACGTGGCCGCGCAGAGTGATCTCGCCGCTCATCGCAGTATCAGAGCGTACGTTCTTGCCAGTTAGCAGCGAAACAATTGCAGTAGTAATCGTTACGCCGGCAGAAGGACCATCCTTTGGAATTGCGCCAGCCGGGAAATGGAGGTGCAGGTCGCTCTTGTCAAGGAAGTGGTGCTCAAGGTCAGTCGCAATGCCGAGGTCTACAGCACGGCTGCGGATCCATGACATGGCTGCCTGAGCCGATTCCTTCATGACATCGCCAAGTTGGCCCGTAAGGATCAGTGAGCCCTTGCCGCCCATCTTGGTTGCTTCGATGAAGAGCAGGTCGCCGCCTGCGGCCGTCCAGGCAAGACCGGTCGCAACGCCAGGGACCGACGTGCGCTCGGCAGTTTCATTGAAGTAGCGCTCGGCGCCGAGGATGTCATCTAGCTTGGAAACATCTACGACAACACGGTTAAACTCACCAGCAGTGGCATCGTGACGAGCAACATCTACGGCAACTCCGCGACAAACGCTAGCAACCTCACGCTCCAGATTACGTACACCGGCTTCGCGGGTATAGCTCATAGCAAGCTTCAACAGGGTCGCATCAGGGATCTCGATGTGTGCATCAGTGATACCGTGTTCGCGCATCTGCTTTGGCACCAGGTGCTGCTTAGCAATGTTTAGTTTTTCCTCGAAAGTATAGCCAGGGACTTCGATGATTTCCATGCGATCACGGAGCGGCGCAGGAATTGTGTCGAGCTGGTTAGCCGTCGCGATAAACAGGACCTTGGAAAGGTCATATGGCAAATCAAGGTAGTGGTCATTGAAGCTGTTATTCTGCTCTGGATCAAGTACCTCAAGCAGCGCAGCAGCGGGATCTCCTCGTACGTCATGACCGAGCTTGTCGATCTCGTCAAGAAGAACTACCGGGTTCGTTGTGCCAGCCTTCTTCATAGCCTGAATAAGGCGACCTGGGAGAGCGCCAATGTATGTGCGACGATGACCGCGGATCTCGGCCTCATCACGAACACCGCCCAGCGCAATACGCCCAAATTTGCGGCCAAGGCTATCAGCGATTGAACGACCGAGTGATGTCTTGCCTACACCGGGTGGGCCTACAAAGCAAAGGATTGGGCCTTTCATGTCGGCCTTCAGCTTGCGGACGGCGAGGTACTCGACGATACGCTTCTTAATCTTGTCGAGGCCGTAGTGGTCCTCGTCAAGTTGGCGCTGGGCATTGCTGATATCAAGATTATCTACAGAAGCAGTGACCCATGGCATTTCGGCAAGCCACTCGAGATAGGTACGCGCTACAGTGTACTCAGCCTGGGTTGGCTGCATGTTGCGGAGGCGTCGCAGCTCACGATTAGCGGCCTTCTCCGCCTCTTCAGAGAGACCGGCGTTACGCAGTCGACGCTCTAGCTCGTCAAGCCCGCTCTCGTCATCCTCGCGCTCACCTAGCTCGTCCTTAATTGCCTTCATCTGCTGACGGAGGTAGTAATCGCGCTGCGACTTGCTCATCTCGCCTTTTACCTGCGAGTTGATCTTGTTGCTCAGCTTAGTGACCTCAGCCTGCTGAGTCAGCAGATTGAGAACGGCTTTCAGTCGGTTCTTGACGTTTAGTGACTCAAGAACTTCCTGCTTTTCCTCGATCATGGCATCCATGTTCGCCGTGATGAGATCTGCCAGGTGGCCTGGGTCAGAGATGCTCTCGAGTAGCTGCTTGGCCATGACTGGCATCTCGGGAAGCATATCGACGATTTCACGAGCAGTCGCCTTTACTGTTGCTGCGAGCGCAGCCGTCTCGGCGTCGCCCGCGCCAACGTCAAGCAGTGGCGTTACACGAGCAAAGAAGTACGGATCGGTCTGGGTAATCTCATCAGTCTTAAATCGGGCAAGGCCCTCCACTACGATGGAAAAACCTTCCTTGCCCGTGCGAGTAAGCTTGATCACTCGCGCAATCGTGCCGATCTGATACATATCGGTAGCGGCTGGGTCGTCGATCTCGGGCGAACGCTGAGCCACGACGCCAATAAGCGCATTCTCGCGCATAGTCTCTTCGATAAGACGGATGGTCTTCTGGCGGCCGATTGTGAGCGGCATAACCGCCCCTGGAAAAAATACGCTGTTGCGAAGTGGCAGGAGAGGTAGCTGCTCGGGCACTTCGCTCATATTGAATTCTGGACGACTACTTGATGTCATTTATACTCCGGCTGCGGAATGCAGCATTTGTCTTAGAATCTTACAGATTAAAAATCTGAGCCGATCCAATCGTAATACTGGATCGGCTCGGGATAAAGTGGCAGACGGCGGGTTCAGTCAGATAGTGCGGCAGAGATAACGAGAAGCATTCGATTTCTTGCTTCAGTAGACAATTCCGACGCAAGCAGTATCTCTGAAATAGCAGTTTTGCACGCGCCAGCCAGCCGTTCATTTTTTGTCTTCAAGGCAATCAGTGCTCGTGCATTTCGCGCAATCTTGATGCCGCCTGCAGTTAGATTTGAATCATCATCAGGCGCATACGAAGAGTTTAAAAAGTCTAGCTCGGCCTCTAGTTCGTGAATGCGATCACATAGCATCAGCACTTCCTCGAAATCAGCGGAACCGGCGGCCTCTGCTTTTGATAGCAGTAGCTCTGTATCAACGGCAGGATCTCGCCAGCGCCGGCTATCGCTGCAGGCGAGCGCGCCATGCGGTAGGGACGTGCCCTCGAGCTTGTCTACAAGTGCCTTGAACTTAGCTGCCATTGTTGCATTCATTTGCGAGCACCTAGGCCAGAAATCCAGCCAGTTAGTATCTTGATTGACGACCCAAGATCTACTTCTTCTAGATCCAAAGCAGGAATTCCCATGCGCTCTGCTAAGGTCCATTCACCACGAGATCCGGTAGACCGGATCCATCCAGGGATGAATATGCTGCCGTCGCATCTTGATAGCAACTCGAGAGTGCCTTCAAGCCAGAATCGGTCATCTAGTGTACCATCAAAATGAGCAGTATTTGAATGAGGAATTACCGGATATGCTCCGCACATTGCGACCAGCATACCCCATTCGCGTGCAGCACTTATGTTGCGGTCGATCTGCCATGTAGATGGGCCACGATACGGACCGGCAACATAAACGAGCTTCACGCATCACCGCTTACGGTCTGAACTTTAACGTCTTTGCGAGCAGATGCGCCAGCCATATATGCCGCAGTCAGTGCCGACTTAATGCTCCAGACGGCGACATCATAGAAGTCCAGGCGATCACTGCGGCGCGTATCTAAGGTTTCTACACGAAAATATTCTTTTGCAATGCGCTCAATATCATCTGACATGTTTGGTGCTTTATTCATTTTGCATCTCCATCAGAAGCCTCTAGTGCGAGCACTAGAGCCTCTTCTTCGGTGTCGCCAATTGCCTGGCAAAATCCATCATTGTTCTTGTAATTGCAAACCCACTTGTGCCTGTCTCGCCGCTCGGCCTTGCACCAGGCAAGGATGCTATCCGTTGTAGCAGGCGCCTCTGGGAATGCGTTGCGGACAAGCTGCAGCAAGCAGCCTTTTGTAGCAGGATCTTCCAGTACCGGTGAGGCATCTAGTATTGCCTGAGATCCCCAAGCGGTTCGCGGTATATTGCCATCTACTTCGGTAACTAGAAAAGTGCCTCTTATTACTGTGCTGCCGGCAGGACTAAAGTCAAGTATGCGGCCATTAGCCATCATACCTGGCATCCATTTCCAGGCAGATACTGCTATTGCGCGCAGTGCAAGACGGGGCATCATAGGCGCTTGAATCCAAACAAAACATATGTAATTGGATTGGTTACGGCGAACCATAGACGCCAGTACCACGGCGCTCGGCTAATGACCGGCTTCATTCCATATCGGTCATGAAAGTCTCGGTTCTTCTGTAGCCAGCTGTGTGTTATTTTTTTCATCTGGATCCTCTTGCTTGCATACTATTTCTTGTTCTGGGAGGACAACAAGCTTGCCCTCGCCTATATTCTTTACTTCAAATTCCCATTTACAAAAGTCGTATTTAGAAGATAGACGCCGGATTTCCTCTAGCACATCGCTGCTACACCTAAGTGCATAGTAGTTTTCCCAGGGAATTTCTCGGAGCTCAACAAGAGCTATTCCCTCAGGACTTTCGCCATGCAAAGAGTCCGATATAAACCGGACAATAACGGGGCAATCAACCTGTACTAGCAGCTCCGGTATTTCTGCAGTTTCTTGCATTTCAGGCTTTGAAATAGAGCGCCGCCTCTTCTTCGCGACGACGAGTTAGGCCCTTTAGCACTCGCCCAGCAGCCTTGTTCCACTTCAAGAACTCCGCTCGGATCGTAGGATCCGCCGGGTTTTCGTTTACTTTCTTTAACAGCGTGCTCTTTTTTAGAGCGCTCGTCCCTATGTTATAGGCAAAGCAAACAAGAGCGTCGAACTGATTCTGATTAACGTCATCACGGCAAAAAGAATCTACTGACTTCTCAAATGAAACCAGCATCTCTTCTAACAGCGAGACTGCGTACGCTTCGCTAATGGGCGGATCATTCAGAGTCACCTTGCGACCATCCGGATAGTACGTTGCACCGTAGCCAATTGTTGGCACTCCGGCGCTGCACTTATAAGGCTTGGCGACGAATGACTCGAATTTCTTGATTAATTCAATTCCAGCGGTTGATGCTTTAGTTATTTTCATGTTTCACTCGTAATCTCTGATTGCCACGACATAAGGAAAACGCGGCACGCCATCAGGCGTTAGATTGAAGTATTTTACTGTTGCAAGCTTGCCTACGATTGTCCCTGAGTTTAGCAGCAGACTGCGCAGGTATTCCCGGTCACCCTTTATGTTTGAATTAAATTGCGATCCGGCGGCATTTTTAAAGATCATTGACCCGGCCATGCCGGTCTTGTTGCCTTCGCCCTCGATAATTCCTAGGATCTTGAACTCCTCGTCAACGAATTCCTTGCGCTTTAGGAGCGAGCGACTGCGCTTGAACTCGTACTTGCTGTCGAGGCGCACCATCTGTCCTTCGTAACCCTCGTCCATGTACTTGGTGTACAGTGCATCTAGCCGGCTAGCGTCGTCTACTTGCTCAGTAGGAACGATCTTTATGCAATCGCTGGCGGGGATATTGTCTTTTATCCAGGCAGTTCGCTGCGAAAATGCTAGAGAGGAGTCTGCGATATCATAAATCCAGTATTGAATGCTGACAGCGCTCTCAACAAGGTCAGCTTCCGCTGGTTTTGTTTTCTTAACTAGCGAACAAATCTTGTTAAAGTCGTTTGCAAGCTTGTCGCAGTACAGCTCGCCATCAAGCACCAAATTTGGAAATTTTTCAAAAATCGGGGCAAGGGCTGCCTGAATATGGGGTGCACTAAGGATAGCCTTACCGTTCCTGGTGCGCATAGAAGAGGCATCTACCACACAGCGGATGCCGTCATACTTTGGCTGGGAGAACACCGGGAACCGGATCTCGTCGGCGTAGTCCGGGTAGTTTTTGGCAAGCATCGGTTCGATAAAGGCTCGCTGGTCAATCTGGTCTACCGATTCGCGGTAGCCCGACTCTAGCTTCTTTTTCCACTTTGCAGCCGCTTCTGCCTGTGCCTGCTGATCATCTGTTGTAGCATTCTTGCGACCAGTGTTCTTGCCGTGGCAGACAGTCCATTCTGAAGTGATCTTCTTGCCCTCTAGTTGGCCACTGATTGTTCTAAAGCGATTGTCTTCGACCTCTACAATCCAAACCTGGACGGCACCGGTCTCAGTCCTAGAATAAAGAGATGGCATTGAAAAAGCTTCACTCACATTAAACCTCATTTTATATCTTGCCAAGTTCGGCGCCGGGCGCCCCCGCCCCCGCGCCCCGCGCGCGGCCCCGCCGCCGCCGCCGCCCCGCCGCGCGCCCGCGCGGGCGCGCGCGTTGGTAGCGCCCGGCGCAACGCGTTTTTAAAATAGCCAGTTATCCTTCTGACTGTTTTTAAAACATTGTCAGCTAGTACTAACAGTGGAAAAATAAGTGGAGCAGCACCTACCAGGGCAAACATCTCCACTCGTTCCCATTTTGAATGCGGAGTCCTAAATCCTAGTGTGCTAGAATTGATGCCTTCTCGTGGCTCAATCCATAATCCGGTGCGAGCATATCTTGCCATTTGCCAGCGGAGCAAACCAAAACTACCTGCATCCTCTAGAAAAAACGGTACAAATATATTCCTGTCTACGCGGCTGACTATAAATGTGCCAGGAGAAAAACGCAATTCAACGTTGCCATCTCCACTACTACTCGTCCAGCTTGGTCCTACTCCGCTAATCCTAGCGCGTATTTCTGGTGGTAGGGCCATGACGATTGTTACACATACATCAGAATGCTCTGAATCTAGCAACTCTTCTCGGCTGCCATATCTGATTATGTATAACTCGAGCTTCATTTGGCGTGCAGTTGCTTTTCTTTGTAGCCAAGCTTGGAGAGGCGCTTTGTGTTGCACTCAACATCATACTTGGTGTACAACTTAATAGGATTGCTGCGACGAGGTACTGCACCAGACATCAGCTCATATAGCTCGAAGTTTTTGCCAGTCTGCTGAATGAGGGCAAACTTAATGCGTCCACTAGACATGGTCTTTTCAGCATAATACACAAGCGCTTTTTCTCCGCGTAGGATTACATTAGACAGATCAGCTTGTGCTGCATCGCTAGCTAAAGCAGATGTATTCAGCGGCGCAACGAAAACAAAGTCGGAGATGCTGGCGGCCTTTTCTGGTAGAAAAATCTGCTTTTCAAGGTCAGTCCAGAAGCTAATCGTCTTTATCTTGTCTGGCTCTATAAAGGAGCGGCAGATTAGCATGTCGGCGTGATCTTGACCTGTAGCAACCTTTGTCACCACCTCGTGTAGTTCGAAGCGACCTTTCTCGGCCTCAAGACCTACAAGGGTTTTTTCCACTAGCTTGTCAGGAGCGATCTGCCCAAATGGAATTACTTCGCCTTTCATTCCTCACTCCTCGATCTTAAAGTCGCTGACGTTTCCAGTCCACAGAGCATTGTTCACATACATCTTGTCATGAAGCACTGCTCGGTAATGGATTCCGCCTTCGCGACCGATATGGTGTGATCGGGAGTAGCGGGGCTGCAATACCTTCATGCCGCTTGAAAGCAAGCCGGTAATGCTGAAGTCCCAGCCGCGCTTATCCTTTTCCCAGTTTGGCTCGAAATGCGTCTTCCACTGATGGCGCGTAATGCCGATACCAAGGGCAGAGAATTTATCTCCGCCAAATAGAGCGGCTGGATCAGCTCCTGGTACACTGTCGTGGTTATATAGATTTAGACAGATATAGTTGTTTGCAGCAGGATGATTGAAATACCAAGAAGCCATTGCAACTGCATCTGGACTAAGTACGACGTCATCCTCTAGATATAACACTCCGTCAGCGCCAGTGTCAAATGTGCGGCGCAGCAGCTCGAATGGATTCTTGAGTACTCCTAGACGCTCGGGATTTACGGTTGTAACCGTACGCATAAAGCTTACGCCTCTACATACATTGATGACGTTCTGGTCAACCGGTTCTACGCCAAAATGCAGGACATAGTCTTCTGTGCCAGAATTGCCCTCTAGGCTTTTAAGAACAGTCTTTAGGTAATCTGCTCGGCGAAATGCCGTCATTGTCATGGCCAGGTTCATATATCTCCAGTCAGATGCTATTGATTATAGCGGACAGCGTACGTTCTTCACTGTATTCTTGCAGCAGCTCTGCCGCACGCTGCCGTGCAACTTCGGCTGCTGTCGAATAGTTCTTTACCACATATCGCAGCTTGTCTACAGCATCATCAATGTGTGGCTCTGCCCAGCTCATTGAGATATCAAAGAATGGAGAGATCTCTCGGCTAACTCCAGATACCGGAGTCATATTATATCGCACCTTGTACGGATAGTTGCTACCAAGCCACTCAGATGTTGCCGACCAACCTGGAGCTATTACCGGCTTGCCAGCTAGAGCCGCTTCCCATGCAGGAAGCCCCCAGCCTTCTCCATGAGACATGCTAAAATGAGCATGCGACGAAGCATTAAGCTTTTGGATGCTGGCGGCCGACTCGATATTGCAGTTTACTTTTATATCTGGAGGTTTGCGAGTCTGTATGCCAGACAGCAAAGATGCAATATCTTTTTGCACGGCAGTACTCGATGCAGCTGCATTAGAGCTTACGTGCGTCTTAATTACTAGTCGCACATCCGGGCTGCCATTAAATGCAGCGCAGAATGCCTTTATAAGCGCGCCGGGATTCTTGCGCTCACTCCACTGGAATGAAGCTAAGAAGGTAAATTTTTCTTCCTCTGGCGCAGTTACAGCCGGTGCCTCAGCGATAGGAGTGACAACGCGGATTGGCTTAAGTACTCCAGAGTTCTCCATGACTGACTTGTTCCACTCAGATGTTGTCCAGCAGCAGTCAAAAGAGTTTATAGTCTGTGTCCAGTCGCGCGGAATGCTGTCGGCTTCAAATGTGGTATAGCCTATATTCCTGCTCTGTCCAGCCAGTCGCCGCCACAATACTGGTACCATGTTAACTATGGTAACATCAGGGCTGCTGTTAAATTTGGCGGCAAGCATTTCGCGATTAACAGGCCCTAATTCGGCGCCCGTGGTTTGCATATCTATGTCATGGCATCCGACCTGACCCGCCTGCTTTAGTGCAGGCCAGATAAGACGAGCCATCTGGGCATATCCCATCTGGGTCTTTATAGGAGATACAAAATTAATCTTTTTCATTCTTCTGGGTTCTTTCGCGGGCGACCGCGCTTTTTTGCGCCTTGCTCTGGCAAGGGCTCACCGTCATTGTCGTCAGTGATCTCAAACTTCTTAAGATCTGCAACTATCGCCTTTATCTTGAGGCCGGGGCGTAGGCGCAACCGCAGAACTATCTCCTTGCACTCTGCCGGAGTAAGGCTGTATTTTGATATCGCTAGCATGGCATCCGCAGCATCAATTTGCACGCCAAGATTCTTAGCGTAAACGTCCATTATCTCTAGGCAAGCTTTTGATGTTGGGCAAGAGAACTCGTACTTCTCATCAAAACGGCCTGGTCGCATAAGAGCTTCGCCAATGACCTCGGTGTTGTTGGCGGTAGCAAAGAACGCAATATTAGGATATTTGCGCTTTAAGTTCTCGGTTATATAGAGGAACTTGCCTTCGAATTCTTCGAAATCAACCCGATCAAAATCGTCAAACAGTACCAGCTCTGGCTTAAGCAGCGACAGGATCTGCTCAATCTCTTTATTATCTACTTGCTCTAAGAATGAGGAGTCTACCTTGACAAGCCGGCTACCGAATGACTTCGCGATCTGCTCGGTCCAGCTTGTCTTGCCAGTTCCAGGCTTGCCGTACAGCAGGAAGCTGCGGCTTATTCCAATGCTCTTTGAAAGCTTGATGTAGTCGACCATTTCCGCAGCAGACCGCTCGGTTAGCTCGGTATATGTCCCTAGGTCTGGAAGCTCTGAGATTTCTACGTCTAGTCCTGAATGATCATCAGCAGAGCTGCCATAGGATAGATTTATGCCGTTTTTAAACTTACTCCACAGAAAATTGTGTACCAATGAGCTGTCGAAATTAGGACTAACCCAGTATTGATTTGCAGATTCGTCTGTCGCAGCATAGACGTCATACGACTTTACCTGTGGCACTTGCTTAATCCAGTACATGGCCGACTCTTCGCTAAAAGCCAGCTTTACAAAACTCATTGTATCATACTTAAGAACAGTTGCGAGCGGGAATTGGCTGGTAACTCCGGAGCGCAACAGGAGCTTGTGAAGGTGTCCGTCATGTACGCGCAGGTCGTGCTTTGATGCGTAGAAGTTTATAGGATTGGTGAATTCGACGTTCAGGGCATCCGCAATTACATTTGCTCCAGCAAGCACAGCAGATCCAATGCTGAGCGGATTTTTATTGTGCGTGAGATTAGCAGTAATTTCAAGCAGATTATTTCCCAGCGACGAAGCCTGCTGCAAATACGGGTGACCTAATACTTCGCCGGCCTTCTGCTTTAGCTTGTCCAAGAAATTTTTCTCTGCCATCACTTCTCCTGCTTTGCTTTTATATCTTGGCCAATAGCACCAGACTGCAAAGCTCCCTTGAGCTTTTCCCATGAACCCATGCGTACTGCTTTAGCAAAATATGAATCGATACTTTCAAGCATAAATCGCAAGCTACCGTCCAGCACATAAGTATGAGCCCAGTCATCATCTGATCTTACCGCGCGACCATATGCCTGCACTAGAGCATTACGGGTTGCCATTTCATAGATACCTGGCATGGCGTTATTTAGCGCTTCCATGTAGTCCGAACGGGCTGGAAACGGCAGTTTTAGAATAACCTGAAACCTGCCTAGATCGCCTGCAAGGTCTACGCCTTCCATCATGGAAGGACTTACTAATACAGAGTCTGGTTGTGCCCGATGCGCCGATAGCGCCAGGCTTTTATTGGCACCCTGTTCGACCCAAGTAAAGCGCTTATTTGTGCCGTACATTAGCTGTAGCGCATTAAATACTCGATAATTCGAGGTGTGTATAATTCCGCGTTGGCCCTGATGCCGCTCTAGAATTGAATCAAGCAACTGGATACAAGGCAGGCTGCGATCAAACTTGGTAGAGTAGTTGATCGTAGGTATGTCTTTCGGAAAGTAAATAGGCCGATTTTCAAGTGGAAAGCTGGACTCTAGATTAAATTCTGCTGTGCGCTCGGGCTCAAGGCCAAGTACTTCTGCAAACTTTGCGTCTATTGTGGCTGAAAGAAAAAAGATCTTTTCAAAGCGCGACAAAAATTTATGCGCAATGCTATGCGGATAGATTGGTTTAATCTGCACCTTTTCGTTTTCTGAGTCTACATAGAAGTCGCCTGGCAGGCGCGCCTCCTGTAGAATGGCAGATACTCGGTCTGCGATCTGCTTACACTGCTCGATTGTTTTTGCATCAGATGATACTTCGGCACGGATAGCCGCAGCACCGCGAACACGCTTTAGCCAGTCAGCGTAATTGGTTTGATTTGGCAGGTCTTTTATTTTAAGCAGCGAGACGATGCGTTTTACAGGAATCTCTAGAGAATAGAAGTCCAGCACCTTGTCGATGAAGTTATGTGCTTCGTCAAGGATAATAGCTTTTCCGGTAAAGGCGCTAGAAAATGCCAGGTCATAGTTCAGGATCCCGCCAGCTGTATGCGGCAGTGCATACTTTTTCTGGTAATACTCGCACCTGTTATTTTTGGCACATGCCTGTCGCAACTCGGCCTGCGTATTCTCCGGCAAGCTGTATTTTGCCTTACCTAGCTGAAGCAGCTTCCTGCTACCACATGGCGCATCAGACATGCTGCCGCCAGAAATAGTACAAGAATAATTGCTCTTGCCTTTGAGCACGAACTCCGCATTGAATACAGGAGTGCCTGAATACTGGTCCTGTAGGAGCTTAGTGGCAGTTAGGATGTGTGCTTCGTACTTTCGCGAAAGTGCAACTGAAATTGCGCTTTTGCCTGACCCTGTTCTGCCGCGTATAATAAAGTATTTCTTTTGCTCGCTGCTGTCTAGCGCGTCAAGCAGCTCCTCTACGCCAGGGCGAAAGGCAGGAAATGGATAATGCTCTTTGAGTGGTTTCAACTTCCTGCCTTGTCCCTTCAGTTCGTTCCGCTGCTGCCGAATCCGCCTGTGCCGCGAGTATTGTTACGCGAGCGGCTTAGTAGGTCAAACTCTTCTTCCGATACCCAGCGAGCATCCATCTGCTCGAGTCGCATCGGAATGAGCTGACCAATTCGATCACCGTGTTTAATCGTAATCGTTTCATTTGACGGCGGCAGATACTTGCCAGCCAACATCATAGGTCCTTCATAGCCGTTGTCGACAACGCCAACAAGGCAGGCAAGATGCAGTTTGGCAAATGTACTGCTACGCGGATTTAGCTGAAGCCACCAGCCAGGAGGAGCAATCACTCGAATACCGAGATCAATTTTGACAGCCTGATCTGGCTGAAGAGCAATTGATCCCGGCTCGCCATTATCATCCAGGATTACTGCGCGTACATCAAATCCGGCGTCGCCATTATTCTGCTTCTTGGGTAGAAAAGAAGCATCGATGTGTGGGCTAAGCGTTGATCGACAAAAATGAAAAACCGGTGTTTCCTGATCACTCATGTTCAAACCTCTGCATCATCATTGAGTAGTAAATTGTTTCGTTGTTAACAAGGCTGCCGACTATATGCACATCTTTGCCGTCAAGCAAGCAAGGGTCTGCGTCATACAATCCGAACTCTGAAATAGGAACTATACGATAGCGCTTTGAATCATGTGTCTCTAGCCACAGTGTATGAATGCGTTTGCCTTGGTCAAACCTAGCACTCAGCACAACCTTGCCGCTCCATGGGGCAACTTCCGGATCAAGATGACCTCCCCAGTCGCTATAGACATCTGCTCTTCCTTGAAGCGGACAGGTGGCATGGTGCCAGCGATGCTCTACGAAGATTTCATTCTCTGGTAGGGTGCAAGTCCAAGTATCTTTTCCGCATATATCACAGCAGACTGCCACGTCCGCAAGATAAAGATACTTGTGCAATCTCTTAGCATCTATCATATCAGGGCATGTCCAGCGGGTCGACCCAAGTGTCGTCCTCGTAAAAGGTGTCCTTCATCTTCTGGTCGCCGACCAGATTCTGTAGAGTCTGCACATCACCATTTACCAGCTCCGTACCAATCTTTTCATAGGTTCGATTGACAAGCGGGTCAATCTCGTGCTCCATGATTTCGGCCATGGTCTGGTAATTCACATGAGTATTAAATGTACCGACTCTTCGGGTATAAGCCTCTACTTCACCGCATTTGCCGCAGCTGACTGTGCGCTTGCTGTCGTGGTTAAAATAGTGCTTCTTGCTAAAGCCGCATTTGTCACAGCGATAAAGATATTGTGGCATCACGCCTCCTCGTCTGGCATTTCTGCCTCTAGTCGCTCGCCTATCAGGTTAAGAGCGATATCGTCTCGACCGGCAACACGCAGCGCAAAGTCTTTGTACTTGCTGTCGAATACTTCAAACTTAAGAAAAACCCGGTCGCTTTCGCGATCCCACTCTACGCACACTAGGCTGGCAATTTGAACATTCTTCATTCTTCTTCATCCGCTAGGTCAGGCAGCATGTTTTGAAGTGCGCAGAAGAGCCTACAACTAATTCGCTCTTTTATGTCTTTTACAAGGTCACTCTCTAGCAAATCCATGTCAACTAGCATTATGTTAGCTAGGAACTCAATTGCTGAGTCCCTTACGTCTTCGATAGTGCTGTGCTGGTTTGCATTTAGCTGCAATATCCAGCTGAGTTTACTGTTTGCGTCTTTTATAGTTTCGGCAACAGGGCCGGAGCCAACCGTTCTAACGCTAAATCGCAACAGCGGATCAATTACCAGTACGCCACGATAGGCATCAAGGTAAGTGCTTGCGATATTTATTATGTCTGCTTCGTTCAGCATCTTCGCTCCGGGCGCCCTTCAGGATCAGCGCCGCCCGCCTTTAGGCCGGGCGCCCACTGCCTGATGGCACTTTTCGACCTTCTACCTCTGGCCTCAATCGGTCAACTAGCTGCTGAAGATAAGCCTTGCGCTTGTCTAGCATGTAAATAGACTCCAAATGAATCCTTACCGCTTCTAGCTGCTCGGCCGAAGGCTCTAGTTCCTCCTTCTTTTTACCAGGAATCTTCTTTCGCGTCCATCCCTCGGGATGAACATTGTCTACGATCTGCTTTAGCTCTTTTTCAGATAACCCGAAGTTCTTCATTTTTCCTTCTTTTTGGCAGCGCGAAAGCGTGGGATGCGTTTCTGTAGTCCGCCCTGGTAGTCAAAGAAATACCTATACATGCGCCGCTGCAATGCCATACCAGCATGGCTCAGGCATATGTCTGCAACCTTGCTGGCAACCAGCGGCGAGTCTTCTGCCAGCGCAGCTTCTGCCATGTAGAAGGCAACTCTTGGCGTAAGCATTTCTCTAAAATCTGCGTCAAAGTAATTCTTGTTCTCGGTAGATACAAAGTTGGGCACCACCGGGTCTTGCATCCAGATCTGCCCAAGATTCATTAGGGCGCCTCGCAGCGCATCATAGAATACGACATTAACCCGGTCTGCGGCAAACTCTTCATCTTTTTTTGCCTTTTCTAGATCAGAGCAAATGATCTCTAGTAAGTCGGGGATGGTAGCGGAGTCTATGCCGATATCCGGTTGCAAGGTAACGCCATCAATCGCTCGATCAGGCGCCTGCTGCGTATCGCCACCAGCAGACTTGGCTACTAAGTCTTCGATAGCAACAGTCTTAAGCTTCTTGCCATAATCCCGATTGAGATCATTCCGGAACGAAGTCTTTAGATAGGACTTGAAAAGCTTTAAGAAGTCGATCTCGGAGTCTGCTCCATCGGCTTCAGCTAGACCATCGTCAGAAAGAGCCTTGCGCTGTAGCTCGCCATCGTCGAACTTCTTCGCAATAAAGAAGGCTCGTGCTAGCCACTCGTCTACGTAATTACCTGGATTAGGAATTCGGTAGCCGCGAGCAAGGTACATAAAAGTTGGCCGCATGGCCTGGAATATAGTATGTACTTCGTCGGCAAGCTTAATGTTTTCGTTTTTTATCATCATCCACCGCTCTGTGATATATAGTATTTCACTAGTCCGATCATTAGGTGATCTGGCTGCTCAGCTCCCTGTAGCTCGACAAGATAAACCGAAAGCGTATCAACTGCGCATTTACTAGAATTGCAAAGCAGTCCGATTATTGCGACTATCTTGTCTGCAGCCAGCATGCCTGCTGCTTTGGTAACAGCAGCATCTACTTCTATACCTGCTATCACTTAGCATGCCGATAAACTATGCGACCCTTGGTTAGATCATAAGGACTGACTTCTAGATCTACGGTATCACCTAGCGTAATCATGATCGAGTTCTTACGGAGCTTGCCGCCGGGATATGCGGTAATGTTAAGCCGCCTTTCGCCGTGCTGCACCTCTACAAAGATAATCGAATTGTTTACGTTTGTAACCAAGCCTGTGAGTTTTACCTTGTCGCTATTATTGCTGTTCATTACTTTCCTTTCGGATAAAGATCTTGTTGTCGACTAGCAGTACCAGGTTGGCACGGCTGATTTCTTGTTCGGGGCTGTTGATCCAAAAATGCCCGGCAGCATATGGGTTATATTTTACCTGCCTTGTCCCTGCTAGCGCCTCTGCGCTTACCTCTCCTACGACAAAGGCATGCACATTCTTTTTCTTTTGCGCTAGAACCTTTGCGCGGCCGGCTGGCCTGACCACAAATGCGGCATTAGCAAGAACTATGCGCGACACTCGCGCAACAACTAGCCCACTTTTGGTGCACTGAACCGAGAAGTTGCCACTGTGCAGATTGCGGTAAACCCGCACCCGGCGGCCTGGCAGTAGTGCGTCAGTCGTCATCCGCCACCTCTGCTACGATCTCTTCTGCTCCATCAGGCGATCCATCTAAAGGATCATCTGGAATAGATGCAAAATACTGATCAAGTAGTTCTACTGCTCTTAAGAATTTTTTCGCTTGCTGCACATTGTACTGTGTAAATACAGAGTGCAGTGGATTTAGACCATTGTCGCCGCCGTCATCCTGCTCTAGGAGTCTGGCAAAGTTAATGATATCGAATCCCGGATCGGAGATTTGCGAAATAATCCCATCGAGCAGCTTTTTCTTGCTCAATTCTTTTGCAGACGAATATAGAGATAGTTCTTCGTTTTCACTCATGAGGTATTCCGTGTTTAATTTTAGTCTTTTTAAAACCGCAGACGAGGCCGCTCCTGCGGTTGACCCTTCTGTCAAAATAGACTCGCTTGTCCAACAAATGGGGACTGATCAAAAGAATCCTGCCGCTGGCGGAGATGCGATCTCAGAAGTCCCATTGCCAGCTGATCCTGCTGCCGGTGCAACTAAAGCCCCACCAATGCCAGAGCTTCCAGCGACTGATCCTGTAAAGGAGCTTGCAAATAGGCTGAAAGGAATGCTAGACGCAGATGAAGGCGACGGTGACGGGGATGACGCAGATCTAGAAGAAGAGTCTGATGCCCACATAGAGGAAGCGGTAGAAGTAGACGAACCGGAGTCATGAGCGACCAGATAGCTCTTCCTGGCAAATCTTAAGAAACTTGCTGAGCACCGGACTACGGTGCTCTGCTTTTTGTTCTGCTATGTGTAGGGCACCAAATCCTGCATTTTTTAGCAACTCAATAGCCTGCGAAACGGCTTGGCTTGCAAGCAAGCCCTCTACGGCAGGCGAGCGCATAATTATGCTACTCGTAAGAGCTGGCGTCGTAACCAGAAGCTTTGCAATGTCTCGCAGCATTTGGTCGTTCTCTTCTGAGCCATATATGAGCTTGCTTACTTTGTCTGCTGCCTCTGCAAGCTCAGCCGGAGGTGCCTCGCTAGCGCCTTCAAGTGCAGCAAGCAGCCTGGGCAGCGGGATCTCTTTAATTAGCGCATAAGCGATACGATTGTTCATATGTTAACCATTTCTTTGAGCATATGCCAGATAGACTTTGGCTTTATCTCTAGCGGCGCATTACCAAGAGCATAACCCTTGAACCTAACCCATTCGCCGCCCTCTGCGATACAGATGCCATCACCAGCCCCTGCTAGATTCTCAGCACCTGATGCGTCAAGAATTACTCTGCTGGCTACGGCCGAAGCAGTTCTGAACGCCACGCGCACCGGGAAGTTTGCCTTTAGCTCGCCATTTAGCAGCTTGGCGGTTGGCGCCTGCGTCGCACAAATAATATGTATACCAGCGGCTCGGCCTTTCTGGGCAAGGCGCTGTAGCGGCTTGAGGAATGCATCTCCATGCTTTGCTACGAGGTCAGCAAGCTCGTCCACTACCAATAGTATCGGATCCATTTTCTTACCAGACATCCGATTTAGCGTAACAATGTCTGACATCTTGAGTTCTGCCATGCGCCGATAGCGCAGATCCATTCGGGAGACCAGATCATTAACTGTTCCTAGGATATCTTCGTCCTCGGTAAGGTGCCTAAAGCGTGCGTCTTTGCTGTACGCAACGAACTCGCCCCACTTTGGATCGATTGCATAGACCTGCATTTCCTGCTTTAGAGCCCAGCGAATAGCACCATGCATCCAATAGGTCTTGCCACTACCGGTTGTTCCGGCCACTAGAATGTGTGGCGCCTTGGGCAGATGGATATTTCTTGGCTCGCCTTTTGTGGTGATACCAAGTGGAACGCTATAGAAGTCTGGCCGACCGGGCAGGGTGCTGCTTTGCAGCGGTTCATGTAGCCATTCGATTTTAATTCTACCGTCGTTGTAGTGTGCAGATACGGTTGCAACGCCTACCGAGCCTGCAAACAACGAGAAGTCTTTTACTATTTTCTCTACTGCCGAAAGCCTTGTGCCTATGCCAGGTCGGAATGAAAGCGAACGGGTGAATTTGTTACTCGAGAAAACGAAATCTGTGCCATGTATTTTGTTGGCTTTGAGATACGCAACATAGTTCTCCATAAACACCATAAGCCGCGACGAATCGCGGCAACCACAACTTAATCTTAACCTTATTTCAGTAGAGATGGAATGCAGTGCTATCTGTTATCTCTACTGCATCCGGGCTGTCACCGGCGCAACAACTCCATGCTACATAGCAGTCATCTGCGCAATACACATTGACAATCTTAACCACTTCTGAAGGAAACTTTTCCTTTGCGAGGCGCCCGAGATTATAGATGTACGTCTTGCTTATTTTACCAGGATATTGCTTTGCAGATATAAGCAGTATGCAGTCTCGCCCGCCCTCTTTTGCAGAGGCCAAACCATCGACCTCTACTTGTCCAAAGCTACATGTCGTACGCCAGTGATCTTGCAACCGCTGTACACAAGATATGCCTGGTAGCATGTTAAAGCATCCGCTGCTCATCATGCGCGTTATAGCTGCCTGCTCGTCATTAGATAGATACTTCTTTGCAAAAGCGGGGGTGCAGTCTTTTACTGCAAGCGCCTCATCAATCTGCGGCATGTCAACCAGGTTAGCTTTGACTGGCACAAAAGCATACTTGCCTTTGCCTAGCTGGAGTATGCCGTAATCGTGCGAGAATGGCAGCGGCTCTCTTGAATCAAACGTATAGCGAATATCTGCTATGTTTTTGATCACTAGACCAAGTGTAGCGGCAGACTGCTCGAGGTCAGCCTTCGAGAAAAAATACGAGCCATTCGGCTCTGCTCCACGAAGCGTTTTGTCCCAGCAATGCTGAATGACTCGAGCATAATCACTCATGTTTTTTCGCTTTCTGGCGGTAGTTGCCATGCTGCAGAAATCCCTGAGGTTTGTCCGGTGATCTCCAAGATTGAGCTCCAGGAGATATAAACGAACTGTAGCCTTGAGTTGAAGCTGAGATTTCCATAGACGCCGGACTCATCATAGCCAAAATCCGGTATTGAGTAGTTCTTGTTCCACTTGAGCGTACCTATCGGATGCCCTAGCATTGCATCCGGCATCCGATTGTGCGGATGCTCTGTAGAGAAGGTAGTGAGGATTGTATCGCCGGCAGCAAATAGTCGCTCAAATAGCGCGCCCTGTTCCGGCATTTCAGCAGCATCCGAAGACAAGATCTCTACATGCGAGAGGATGCGCTGCTCCCAGTCAACGTGATAGATCTTTGTTTCTATTCTACGCTCCTGATCCACTGAGAGTTCCTTTTAGGTTGGCAGTAGTTTGCTGCTGTTTTTTGCGGGCCTGACGCCTCCAGGCTTGATAATAATCAACCGTGATAACAATCTTGATGGAGCTGGCGTAATTGATAAGCTCCGAGCAAAGTCCTATGTCTGTTACAGCCGCATCGGTCAATTCATGGCAGATGCTGTATTCTAGCGTCTCGCGACTTGCAGAAGACCAAGGCGAATGATAAGAAACGCCAACTGAAAGTCGGATCGACTTGATTTCGTTTAGCTTGTCGCTCCAACGACTCTTGCGTGCGCGCGCGATAGCATAGTTCATTCTGAAACGGAAATCTTTTTCCGGCTTTAGCTTGACACCAAGCTTCTTGGCGACCTCTGACGCGCTCTTATATGCGAGATCTATCGTAGCCTCTGTCTCTTGATTGTACAGGAATGACTTAATCTTCATTCAACACTTGCCTAGTTCTTTGCCGGCGGCCTTGCACGTCTCTTCAAACATGACATGTGACCGCTCGCCATTCTTTTGATACCAGTCGTCTTCTGCTGCGACTGCTAACGTATCCGCTCGCAGGACACCTAGTAGCTCTGCCGCCTCTTCTCGATTAACAAGAATATTGCAGATCTCAGAAGCTACGATTCCTAGTGCGTCTGATCGGGCGGCGCATGTTAGCTGGAACTCTAGTGCCGTTCGGTCGCATACGAGATATTTTAGGTGTTTCTCGCCTGCGCGCAGATCCCGTCGGTCTAGTGGATCAGCCAAAGGATTGCTCTCGTCAAAAACCGGCTGTGCTTCAAAGAACTTGGAGGCTTGCTCAATATTCTCTACGTCGTGAAAATACTGCATCAACGCCTCTTTCCTAAACGAGGCCCAAACAATTCCGTCGTACTTGACGGCATAGCAGCCGTTGTTCTGTGGCTTATTCTCCGAAAACTGCATAAAAAACTCCTAGATCAAAGGTTGTGCCCGGGTCTATTATTATCCAGGCCCAGCTGTTTCTTGTGTGAATTTGTCCAATACTACTTAAGTCATCTAGCATGCGCTGCATCTCGCTATCTGGACGCCTCCATCCGTAGGCATACCATAAGCCCAGATAATAGCTTGACAATGGGTGTGCGGTAGGATATCCTGTGACTATTCGCTCTTTGGCGGCGCTTTGCCTGAACCATGTGATCATGTGCACGCTTGTAAGCGGGTTGTCGCCGACAATAAACGGGGTATCGCCCTGGCCTATGCTCGCTTGAAATAGCGGAAAATCAAGGCGGCTACTGGCGCTGCGGGCAATGTCTATCAAGCGTCTGGGTTCGGGGCAGCCGAAAATAGAATCCAGCAGGAAATCTAGATCGTGCCTAGGGAAGAATTTTTTGAGTTTCATCTGCATAGAAGCTTACCGCCCCTATGTCGAGTATCCATTCAAAGCGGCTCAGTAATTCAAAAGTAGCAAAAGCTGCATCTACTTCGTCGACAGCTGCTGCACGACTTATCCCTCTGACGCGCATCATATGCGCAAGCACTTGTTCATACTTGCCTTGCATCGACCAGAATCCAATATGACACACCATGTGACAGGCTTTACACAGAGGTTGAATTTTAACAAGGCTCTGTCTGCCCGCTGCTTGACCATCTTCTATGCAGTACGACCAGATTTCATGGCAGTCTAGTGAGCGCGGCCTGGATCCACAGTAAGCGCATTGTTTGCCGTGTTTTGCAAATACCCGCTCTCTAAGATCTCGCCATTCGGCTGCGCTCAGTATTGCGCGCAGATTCGAGTTCCAAGCTGAGCTAGGAACTAGCTGCGGACCGCAATGGTCTAGGAAATCAAAGGTATTTGCGGACATAGATGATCATTGCTTTGGCGAGAGCAATATGCTGCCGTTCAGCTCTGATCTTAACCTTTTTCTTGGTATCTGCTCCGCCAAGGTCAATGTTCCACATACCATCACGGAACTCCAGGCGGCAGTCTTCTCCAAGTACCGTTACTGCCTCAAGAATGCGATCTGGAGCGAGTACCGCGCCGGATTTCTGGACATTCTCAAGGCGCTTGTGAGCTAGAACATCTAGCAAATACCGGCGCTCTAGTTCTTCTTCGTCTTGCAGTTTTATAACAAATTGCTGTTCAGCGCTACTGATCATAATAACCCCCTTACTTCAGTTGCTCAAGAAAACGAGCAGATCCGGCATCAATTCGTTGCCGATTTCTTCTTCTAGGCGAACGAAAAGAGTCTTGTCGAATAGATATCCCATGTGATTAGTTTGACCACAGTGGACGTTGTACTTGTGTGAACGCGAGCTTAGGCTCAGCTTGACAAGCTTCTGGTTGTCGTCTTTTGACAGAGCCAGATAGTGAACTTGGTCTGGAACGGCATCCACGAAAGCCTTTACATCTTCGAGCGTCATTACGCGAAGAGTGGTTGGCTCATTGTACGGGTTCTGCTTGTCGCGAATAACGAAAGCTGCTCGCAGCTGGCCGTCCTTTACGGCCAATTCGGCCATGACTCCAGAAACTGCCTCGCTAGCTGTCTTCTCTCCGTGGTTCATCTTCAAAATCCTTTCTGCTGTGGGTTCGCCTTGTGCCCAACAGGATCGGGCGGCACCGGCTTTAGGGCCGGGGCGAGCAGTCACTTGACAAATGCTTCGCCGCCATCAATTGAGGGTATCCAGCGCCACCATTGATTTCTATTGGAAATATCTACTTGAACGCCAACCGTGCCACCAGCGTCAAACACTGCGGAGACTGTACCTATCATTTGGTCAGTGTCGCCGCGGAAAATCTCTTTAATTCTTGGGCACTTTATTAAGATGGTCTGACCAGCTTTGATATCACATGGGGCAATTTGCTGGCAGAAGTCGTGCATCAGAACCTCGTCTAAAACTGCCCACTTATTAATTGACTCAGCCGGTATAGGTAAAGGTTCGGCCTTTTTCTTTAAATCCCCATGCCCGGAACTTTGACTGGTGTTCTTCGGAATAAACCGTGGCAATAATACGGCAGCCGGCAAACGAAAAATTAAACATACTCTCTGCCAGCCAGGCAGGTCGAACAAGCGAAGGAGACAATCCCAGGACCATCAGATCATCTTTTGTGCGGACCTGGATGCCGATATTGTTCTTCCTAGAGTACTCGACAACGTCATTGATCTTTGGATGAACGGGGAAGTCCTGAAGGCTATTGACAACAGTGTCGATGTCTTTGCTCAGAAACCACTCAACAATCTTCATCTTTGTACCACCGCATGACCTGTAGGCCACAGTTATTTTCAGTTACAAAACCCAGGCTGGATAGCTGATGAACACAGGTAGCATCCAGCGAATCACTTGGAGAAATCTCTAGAAATGGTTTTACAGAATTACCAATTCTATGGAGTATTGAGTCTATATCGTCCGCATCGCGTGAAAAGCCCTTGCCACAAAAAAGGCCGCGAAGACATATCCATGCTCCGCAGCCTGACTTCATGTCCAGATCTATTATCCAGTCGCAAACTGTCATGATATCTAGAACTCTGCTGTGTTGCGGGTGAATGGGTAATCGTGAGTCGAGACTCAGTAGCGAGTCGTGATCATACATGATTACCCACTGCACCAGCTTCATCATACTTCCCAGACCGTTTTTCGCAGCAACAGGTCGGGGTATTCCGCTTTCAACCAGCTCATGAATGCCTTTATCTGACGGATTAAATAGGCATCGACATTGCTGAGATCTGTGACCGTTGTTGCGCGCGCAGTCTGCATATCTGTTATTTTATTGCGTAGTGCTTCTGCACTTGCTTTCTTTAGCGCCTCTACGCGCATCTCGCAAACTATGCCTGCCTCGAAGTCGTCTAGCCCGGCAAGCTTCTGCAAATTTTGCCTAAAATCGCCTTCAGCCCGTAGTGCAGCAAATACTGCCTCTAGATTTAGGCAAGCATTCAGCTTGGCAGCTTCTCGCTTGATCTCTTCGTCTTGCCGCTTAAGCGACGCCGCTAGCGTAGCTGCAACCGTCTTGCGCCGAACCGCTACCCAATCCCTGATTACGTCGGCAACACCTACTTGCTTTGGAATCAGCGAACCGCCGTCCTCATACAGGCAATTCATTCGGTAGCTAACTTTTTTGCGAAGTAGCTTGCGTACTTTCTCATACGCTTCGTCAGAGCGATATTCTATAACGATTCTGTCGCCATTGGCACCTGAAGTCTCATTGCGCGTTGCTTCGATTATTCCTGAGTCCTGTAGCTCTCCGCACTTGGCAAGAAAACCAGAAACGCTAAACTCTGGAGCATAGCCGGTGATTACGATGAGCTTGCGGTCGCCTTTTTTATCCAGGTGGTACTTGCATTCGTACAGCAGCTGGCCGCATCCTGTTGCAAGTAGTTCGGCAACCTCCTCTTTTGTAGACAGCAGGTTGCAGATGTTGCCATCAGGAGCCTTAATATGCCTGGCAGCCTTTTTCTCATTGCCATTCGCCAGATATTCTAGTACAGCGGCAGCAACCTCTAGGATCGAGAACCCAGGGAATTTGCTGGTGATTGCCATTGCAATGCCGGTGCTAGAATTTAGCAGTAGCATTGGCAGGAGGCCTGGCAGATAGCGAGGCTGATCCTTAGTGTCATCGTAGTTCTTTTCATAAGGAACTACTGCCATGTCAGGTAAATCTGTTATCAGGCGACGAGCTAGTGGGTGGATTCGGCTCTCTGTGTATCGAGCGCTGGCTGCTTCGGTGGTAGCGCCGCCAAAGTTGCCTTGGCCTTCGACTAGCGGGTGCCGCTCGTTTACCATACCAACCAGCGATCCGTATGCAGCAATCTCGCCGTGTGGCGAATACGATGCAATGCAATGCCCGGTGATCTTGGCAGACTTGATAAACCTAGTAGTGCTAAGGTCTACGCAGCTCCATAGCAGCAGTCTCTGAATCGGCTTTAGACCATCCTCTAGGCGGGGTAGCGCGCGGTTCTGAATGACCTCGTCGCCGTAGTGCTTCATTGCTCGGCGTACGAACTCTACAGCAGATTGTCCTACTACAACAGATGCCTGAGGCGGCGTTTTTTGTTTTTTTGATATCATCAGATTCCCAGTAGTTCTTTGCGGCCGGCGATGTCATCGCCCATTACTCTCACAATCTCTTCTACATCCGCAGCCTTCCAGGACAGCTGAATAAGTTTTCTTGTGCTCCCCATGGCGTATTCGGCAACTTCATCTGGATTAGCCTCGCCGTGACCTTTGAGGCGCGTAACATCACACTTGGAGAACTGCTTGCCAGCCTTTGCTTTAATATCGTCCATCGTATGTCCGAACCAGCGAGTGCGCGTGCCAGGCAACGAAGCTTTGTAAAGTGGAGCATCTACGGTATAGATCATGCCTTTCTCCAGAAGGCCCGGCATGTACTTGGCAAAAAGACCTACGATAAGACTGCTAATGTGATGGCCGTCGTGATCAGAATCAGACAGGATGATAACCTTGCCGATTCGCACATCAGCCATATTAAACCTGGCACCAAAGCCTCCGCCTACAGAAGCAACAATTGCAGCGATTTCGTCATTAGCAATTGCCTCCGCCTCGGAAGCCTTGAATACGTTCAGGATCTTGCCCTTTAGTGGCAGGATCTCCTGGTGCCCTGCGTCACGACCCTTGACTGCTGAGCCGGCAGCGCTGTCGCCTTCCACTAGGTATAGCTCGCGCATATACGGCTTGCAGTCGGCTTCGAACAGCTTATCGGGCAGGATGCCTCGGCTGTTGCGGCGGGTTGTCTTCAGATCCTTTAGCGCAGCTTTCAGGTCTTTCTGCGCCTGGCGCGCCTCATATGCTGCAATAGCTGACTGCAATAGCGCATCAACTGCGGCAGTATTCCTGCGAGCCCAGCTCTTAAGCTGTGGCACAGCGGCCTCGCTGATAGCCTTGCCTAGTCCCTTGTTTATCAGCTTTTCTTTTGTCTGCGAAGAGAACTGCGGATTTGGGTGGCTGACATGCACTGCGTACTGCAGGGTATCAAGGATTTCTTTTGAAGAGCATTTGTTCTTGCAGCGCTCCAACAAGAAATCGCTAATTGCTGATTCCCAGCCAGAAGCGTGCTGACCTCCATCAGATGTGCGACTAAGGTTAACAAGCGACACTGCGCGGCCTTCGCTGCCCCAGCACCAAGCAATTGAAACGCCCGCAGTCTTTTTATCGCCACCAACCTCTACTTCAATGTCGAAGTCAGCAGAATATGCCCCGGTAACTCCAAGGATTCCCGCTACTCCCGCACACTTAAAGTCTTTTGAGGCTCCGCCGAACTCAAGAGTTATCTTTGTCTTAGGCAGCAGGTTGGCTGCGTCTGATAGGCGAGCTTCAATCTCGACCATGTTAAAAGCAGATACGTCTTTGAATACCTCTTCGTAATCCGGAGTAAAGCGCACCAGGGTGCCGCGCTTCTCTTTTGTCTTGTTGTCCGAGATTACTGCGTCCTTGCCGACCATTTTGCCACGTACAAACGAGACGCTAGCAGACTTCTTGCCACGGTAAGACTCTGCATAAAAAGATTTCGAAAGAGCATTTGTAGCGGTCGAGCCAACGCCGTGTGTACCGACTGAGGTCCCATAAGTGTCGTTGTCAAACTTGCCGCCTGACTTGGCAGTGCCAAATACGGTCGCCAGCGTACTTAGTCCGGTCTTGGGGTGCTTCTCATGTGGAATGCCGCGACCATTATCAAATACCTCGGCGCTCCTGCCGTCGTCAGAAATCTTTACGTGCACCCTTGTCGCATGGCCGGCGATAGCCTCGTCAATAGCATTGTCAATGATTTCCTTCAGGATAATAAAGTGACCGGTAGCATTTGCACCGCCCACATAAAGGCCGGGACGCAGGCGAATATGCGCAATATCGTCCAGCACTTGGATTGAGTTGGAAGTGTACTCTTTAGTCTTGGTCATCTAATTCCCTCGAGATTCTTGTGCAGAAGCATTACAGCAAGTGGCAAAGAGCACAGAAATCCAGGCATCGAAATCGAGTTAGTTGTGAAATTGCAGAGCCTCGGTATAAGACTAAATGTCGCTAAGTTGGGCACTGGCCAATCTTTTATCAGCAAGTTCGTTGGCTATAACTACTGGTTAGATGGCGAAGTGCAGCTAGAAGGGCCTCGCATCATGGTAGCCGAGATCTGGGTAAACAATCGCCGAATAATACGCTGCTTTCAAAATAGCGCCAGCAAGCTGTTGTTCTGCGAGATATGCAGCTGGCCGAACAAAGGGAAGAAGCAGATTATCATGGCCGATTTCTGCGACGAAGGCTTTGTGTTGCCGAACGGTAGCGTCAAAGACATATACGAATACATATTAAATCGCTTTGACTTGGCGGCTAATGTACTTAAGCGACCGGGTCGCATACGCAATATCATTAAGAAGATTCGGCGCTACGAGGATTCAACCTTCGTTGGCTGCCTTGATCAATTCGACTAACGAATCTTGCTGGTAAACTACCACCTCAAGACCTCCGCAGCGAAAGAAGGTAGAGCCTTCGCTCCAGACGTCTATTATATAATCTAAGCCATCAAAGTCAGACCGGCAGTAATCGCCTTCTGGCAGGAAGGCGAAAAATACCGTTAGCTGTTCGGGTAGTACTGCTAGAGTAGCAGACTTCTGTATCTCGCCATTACTGGAGCAAGACAGGATTATCCTGCCGCTAGCTCCTGGCTCAGCTATACCCCATTTGTATACATTGAGGTCATCTACTACCGCTTTAAGCGATTTTGTATTGGAAGGATCGACAAACATGTCGATGAAGAAGTGTTTATTCCTAAATACAAAATCGCTTAATTTCATAAATAGATGCCGAGGGCATCTACATACGGAATAAAGCCTAGATTCTTGCCTTTGCACTCCATCTCTATGTCCGATTTACCGGCTAGATAGAAGTCTCGCTGATAATCCGGTACATAATGAATTGCCCAGCTATGCTGTCGGCGCTCTGTAAATGAGCCGCCTTCAAAGCCGGGCTCTGTATTACTAAGGTGTTGTAGCGGTCTTATGTCGCTTGGCCACGTACTTGCGGCAGCAAGCATTGCTGCCTCGCCGGTTAGACCGCCATCATTAAATGGATGATGATGAGAGTCGAAGACAATCGGAACGCCGGTTTGCTCAGAAATCGGCAGCAGGTTAGCGACAGACCAGCAATTCTCGTCATTCTCTAGCGTAAGGCGGGATCGGACTGAATTAGGCAGAGACTTAATTGAAGCAACCAAGCGATCTCCGCGATCTCGCTTGCCACCATGAATATTTATTGCAAACCGCGGCGTTGCGGCGCACCCTAGAGAGTCCATGATAAATGCGTGATACTCTAGCTCACGAACAGAGTTAGCTACGACCGTATCAGAATCCGAGCTAATTACTACGAATTGACCGGGGTGAGTGGTCAGCCTCATACCGTTAGTGAGGGCGCCTACCTTGCGCAGTTCTGACTCCGCATCTGCGACCAGGCCTTTAAGCGGGCTCTCTGCGATCTTATCAAAGAGCGGCAGCAGCGTGCTGCCCACTCTAAACATACCTACGCCGGCGCTGCGTACCGTAGGTATAATGTTGGCCAAACCTTTTACATTACCGAGCCATACATCAGCTATGTGTTCCGGCGTATATGCGCCAGAAGAGTAACGCCCTAGTTGAAGCGCGCGTTCACCTAGGGCGTTAACATATTTTTCACCAGTTTTTGTAGGAACGACATTCAACCACTGGCAGCATACTCCTAGCATTTATCCTCGCTATGCCACCTCTACGCGGTAGCGTGAACGGCCTACTTCGCACATACGAATCTCTAGAACGCCGTTATTTACTTTTGCAGAAACCTCTGGGTTACCCAGTCTATGGGTAAATCGCCAGCGTCGTTGCTTTAGGAACGGCAGCTTCTTATCTGTGTTTACTTTGACCTCTAGCCTTGTAGGCTCAGCGTCAATGTCTACGTCCTCTTTTGTAGCTCCTGGCATGGGAATGTGTATAATAGTATGCCCATCGGCCTCTTCTACAAAATAGATTGAATCAAATAGAGATAGCGTATCAAACATAAATCCTCCTAGTTCCGGCTCTTCGCCGCTAGGAGGATTATATCCTCCGCTTACACGGAGTAAAGAGGGCATAGCCCTATTTTTTCACTTGGCAGCTGCATCAGCAGCGGGCGCCGTGGCTGGGGCAGCCGTGGTAGCGGCCGTAGCGGCCGTAGCAGCCGTAGCAGCCGTAGCAGCAGCGGCACCAACAGGAGCAGCCGAATCCGTGGTAACGGTAGCGGCAGCTTCGCCCTCACCCTCGCCAACAACGGCGGCAGCGGCCTCCGTTACGGCAGCGGCAGCAGCCTCATCCGAGCCCGAGAAGACCTTGACGAGACCGAGAACGGCAACAAGAACAGCAACAACAGCGGCAACAACTTTCTTATTCATGTTTTTTCCTTATTCCTTTTATTCACTCACCAAAAACAACGGCCTCGGATGAGGCAGTTGACGAATCATCATTCGCCGGCGGTGGTACTGTGTTTACAGTAACTTTTGGCGCCGTGCGAACAGCAGCAGAGGCACGAGCAGCACGAAGCGTAGTACGCTGCTCCTCGTATGCGGCAATTGCCCGCAGAAACTGATCACGGTCAAAAAGGCGCGGGGGCTTGCCTACGCGGCCAGTACGCACCGTACCAACCGACTGCAATCCAGCATCCTTAAGAGCCTTGTTCACAAGAAGCGCTGGCTTGCCACTCTCCTTGACAAGGTCATCTACGGTAACAACAACGGTACGGTCATAGTTCGTATCAAAAGTATTCGACATGGTATGCATCTTTCTGCCAAAATGGCTTAAACTTCGTTGCTAGATTTCCAGGAAGCCTGGATCTTGCGACTGCCTGCGTCTACCAGGATAAAGACATCAAACAGGACGTCTTTAACCTTTTCTGCTATCCGATTTAAATAAGTAGCAGACCGATTATCAAATGTGAGATCAATCTCCCACAATCCTTCATCGGCTGCCTGATGAACAAGCTGAATGAATTGATTTGCGTCATCCTCCAGCCCGTCAAAGTTTTCTGAAGAGACGACAGCAGCTCTTCCAGCTGCCTTCGCCTTTGCTTGTAGCTGTTGCAATGCTGATAATTTCTGCTGTTCCAACTTTTCAGATCTCCTGATTGATCATTGCCTCAAGTAACGACTCTGGCACAGAATTAATCAATACATCTTCTTCGTCCTTTGTGAAGTGTTTATAAGAACACAGAAAACGCGGTCGATGCGGTTCCTGTGAGTCGAAAAGGAATACTGCTCCATCCGGATAAACTACTGTGAACTCGTCGATCACATCCGGGTCTGCATTCTGGTAAACGATAAAGCGCTGCGGGATCGAGATCATTTCCATGGCTACTCCGTTGCTGGTTGCTATAAAAAGACTTGCGATCCGGTGCCGGGCACCCCGTCCGCTCTACCGGATCGGGCGGGTCCGACTTTAGGGCCGGCGCCGCCTACTCTGCTTCTTTGAAGGCAAAGTGAACATCACTTATGGTGCAATCGCCTGACGGCGATTTGCCCTCATAACTCTCGCCTGGCTTCATGTATTGTAGCGTGGCATGTGGAACAAAGCTGTCAAATTTCTCATTTATTTCGACATCGAGCGAATCAATGACGGAAAGCAACGCCTCCCGCAATCGCAGGAAACCTTCGCCCTTTACTTCTACATACCATGGAACGCTATCACTGTTTGACTCGAAGCACTTAGTGTCTCCAAATGATATCTGAAATGGCTGCAAACGTTTTGCCAGCATCTCTACGGCAGCGGCGACTTTGCCAACTTCACTTGCGCTAAGCCCTGGTATATAGACAAGAGAGGCATGCGGACGGGTAAAGTCGTCATTAAGAATACGTCCAAACCGCGGAAATGCGCTCTCTATTTCAGCAGGAAATGTGCAGTATGCAAATGCGTTATATTTCTTCATGAGAATATTGACCTGTTAGCGATTTATATTGGCCTACTTGTGCCGATTGCAGTCAACTTAGCCGATTTAATTGCCGGGCGCTGCGCGCTCGGCTCCTAGACTGGGAAACTATTATGGGTAAATTATTAAGCGTTATTTTCCAAAACCTAGTCCGGCAGGCAGCCAGCTCTTAACTTTTTCCTCAAAATCTTTGCGAAGAATCAGGTCTTCATCAGAAAGAGACCATTTGCCAGT